TCACCAAAAAATAAATCCAACGCATTTTCAGTTTTATTTTCATCTCCGGTTATTTTTGTATAATTCATATCTTCTTCGTCTGCTTCTTCTTCTTCTTCATTCATGATAGGTATTTCTTCGTCTTCATAAATAGTATCACTTGAGGACGTAATGTCTGTAATTTTTATATCCTCTTTCTCTCCCGAAGAGCAAAGTCTATCAATCTCAGAAACAGGATAGTGTGTGCTTTTTTTATCCTGTGTTAAACGAACCATCGTATCTAAATAAATTGGAATTGTCAACAAATAATTAATATCATTAATGTTTTCGACTAAAATTGTAACTATATTTGTTTTTATATCCACATTAATACTCGTTTTAAACCCAGGATTATCCTTTATTTTAATTTCAGACTTTCGAACTCCTCTCTCTACTTGTTGTTCATTCGCCACTTTTTTTACTAGTTGAATCGCATCTTCTCTAGTTAAATCATCCGGAAAATTATCTAATAAAGCATCAATTATTTCTAAACCACGAAACCCCTGCTCCTGTTTCTCCAAAATAAACGCTTCCTGACTTGTTACTTTATTAAAATTCGCAACTTTTTTGAAGCGCAAGTTAATGCCAGTTTTGTTATTGCTCGATTCATTAATAAAAACAGTGGATAAACAACCCTTATAACTGTCTAACTTAAACTTTTTATTAATTTGAATTTGCGTTTCATAAGTCATCTGTTTAATTTCCACATTTTCATCGTATAAACTATTGAATGTTTTTATTTTATATCCACTTTGCTCCAAAAAAACCTTGATTTCGTCAATCACTGGATTCACTTTCTCTCTAAAATAGGCGTCAATTTCGTTTTCATTCATTGCTTTATTGAATTCTGAACTAATTGTAATATATCCATTTTCATCAAATTCGCATAGTAATAATGATAAATTTGCGTCCAAGTTTTCATGATAAACAGTGACAGATTTAGTTCGCCCAATTGTTTTCATCAAACGAAATATGATTGCTTTTTTTAGGTAAGGTATTTTTCTTCCATCCGTGGCAATTTTATCTGTATAAAGTCTGTATATGTTTTCTTGTCTGGAAGAAGGGTTGTATTTAATAAGTGGATTGTTTTCCGTGGCATGAACTATTTTGAAAATAGTTTCCAGCGGAATTTTAATAGTAAAATCGGGTTTAATTACAGCGCGAATATATTTGATACCCTTTGACAAATAATTAAGTTCTGTTTTTTTATACATTTCAACTTCATAAAACATGTCAATGGTTTCAAAATAGTCCTTTGCTTTTTCTGTTAATAATTTGCGATTTCCATCAATTAACTCAATGGAATTATCTTCTAGACTTTCCAATGTAAAAATGTTTTTGGAAAATAAAAACGGATAATAAATTTTAATGGTTGTTTTCTGATCTATTTCATGTTGTCCATTGTAATACAGCACATCGCGCGCTAAACACAAATAGATATTGTTGTGTCTTATTTGTCCCGAACTCAGTAGCAAATGATTGTTCAATGTTGTTAACGATTTGCGCGAATTTCTCTCAAAAAAATTGTCATAACTGTTTACTCTAAATGGATTGCATATAAAAGGATATTCGTTTTCAATAATAAAAAACTTTTGACCCAATACTTTATTCACTACGAATTTTTTGCCATCTATTTTCATACTTAATATGTCGTCCAAATCATATACTTCTTTATCATCTGGCGGTATTTCAAATTCGCCTTTTACTATGTTGGTTAAGAACTGGTCCAATCTCAGTTTTGTAAGAGGCAGTTTTTTATTTTGAGTTAATGACTGATATACATCCACGGAATTCAAAGTTTCGGTTTTTTCGCAGAATAAATAGATTTCTTCAAAACACGTCTTGGTTTTAAACTGCTCCAATATTTTTAACTTAATTGTTCCAATCGTGTCATCAAAGTGAATCTGTTCTTCTAAAAAATGGACATCAATATTGTCACGGTCTATAATCGTAATTTCTTCTTCAGTAAATATTTTTTGTATGATTGTCATTTGGTCTTCTGGAACTATTTTTTTTCCATAAAAGACAAATACTGTGTCAATCATACCATTGACTAAATAATTTACTTTATAAAATGGATTATAAGTTGGATTATTTTTTGTATCTGTATTTGTTGTATCTATATTTGTATCTAAGGTATTTGACATATATATAAAGTTAGTATTATTTTTAGATTTATTTATTTACTAAAAATAATATAATTAATTTATTATGAATATATAAAATATTTTATAATATAAATGAAAATTTCCCAAGATAAATGTAAGGAGACAATAATATTATTTTTTTTAGATTTTATTGAATTGAATAAAAAATACAATAAATTAGAAAAGGATCTAATTATGGAAAACAAAAATGTATTAGATAATTCTGAAATCAAAAAAATAAAAAAAAAGATGATATTAATTAATAAAATAGTAGAAGGGATGAATGATTATATTGATTATATCTAAACCAAATCATAATAAGGGTTGTCTGATATTGTCATTCCACAATACTCCTCTGGATTTTTTTTGTAATCCTGGGGTTGGTAAATATTGGCCGCTTTGGCGTTTTCCAACACAAATTTGAAGTTCTGCCAGAATTCTTGTTTGTGCCCAACGGATGTTGTCATGATATGCGAGAGTTCATGGAGCGCCACAAATGTAAGCGTATTTATGTCAATCAATTTGTCTTCGTCCTTTTTTTTGTTCAAACAGAAGGCGATTTTCTCTCCTTTGTTTTCACTATATGCGGTTAATTCACTTGTTGGAAGAGTTTCACAGATTGTTTTTGGATTAAAACCTTCAACTAGTTTTTTTACTCGGGGATCATCGGGATGCTTTTCCTTCAAATATTGAACCATCTTTTTACACTTTTCGGCAACGGTTGCTAATAAATTGGCGGCAAGTCCCAATTTTGCCCTCTCTCTTACACAGTATTTATTTCCATCTTTTTCGGCAATGATACATGTTAACTGGAACGTTTCAGACTCGGAATAGATTTTTAAACATACTATTAATATGAATCCAAGAAAAATATAGTAAAATATTGTTTGCTTCTCCATATAATCCACTTTTAAAAAAAGTGGAGCAAATCCACTTTTAAAAAAGTGGAGCAAAATGTTTAATCCACTTTTTTATATTTTTCTAAATACTTATCTTCTTCTAGACCTCCTTCTTCTTCTCTTGGACTTTCTAGATTTTCTTCTCTTAGTTTTCCTTCTTCTAGATTTTCTTCTTCTTCCGCCGATGGTATTATTATTATTTCTCGTATCATCATCATTATCCGTCTCCATATTATCATCAAAATCTGAAAGATCCACATTTTCTTCATTGTTAGTGTTTGGGTTTTTTACTAATACATCATCATCAACACCTATATTTTTAGTATCATCATCTTTAAATGGATCTTCTGTTGGGTTTGGTAAGTCTGTTTTTTTAATACCTAAATACTTTTTAGACATAGGAGGAATTTTTGTTCTTATTGAATTTACGCTAGTTTTTTGTACTATTTTTGTATCATTTAAATTACTGAAAATTTTTGGCGCTGTTTTTCTACTATTTACTTTTCCCATTATATATTATACAATGATAAATAAACTTATAAAATTAAATATTTATATTTGTAAAAGTAATGAATATAAAGATTTTGATATTTAAATAATTATGGTATTATAAAATAATAGTTATTTTTATTATTTATTACCAATTATGATAACAATTTTTTATTGAGGACCAGAACCAACCTCAAAAGGTACTCTCATGAAATCTGGTTCGATTGTGCTGGTATTCCAGGGTCCAACATACAACTGAGGGTTAGGAGGTTCAGAACGAATCTGGAGATTCGCGTTTCTAAGAGTCTGACCAATGGTATCAATACCAATATGGTAACCCGCCTTCAACAGGTTAACATTTGCCAACTCGCCTTTACCACTGGGATTCAACTGCGCCCACTGATTATTTTTATCCTTTGGCAAAAGTTCCGCGGGGTTCGAAATACTTGTGTTAGAGCAACTAGAAGGCAACCCAGGCATGCTAGTATCCATACCAGTTGCCGAGGCAAAAACTTCATTCTGACCGTCAGGGTTAGAAGCAACTACACCGGCGGACGCTTGTTGGTTCGTATTTTTGTATTGACTGGGCATCATATCAGCAGATTCACGACCATATCTGCCCTTAGAAGATAAATATTTTACAAGTAGACTAACTCCATATGCTAAAAGTATTAGTACAACAATAGCTCCTATACCATAATCGCTAAAAATCTTATTTAAAGAGATACTCATTATATAAAATTAATGATAAAATAATTTTAAGAATATCCACTTCCACTTTTAATAAAAGTGGAGCAAAACCAATAATTCCATTTTAATCCACTTTTCTTATGAAATTTTGAAAGTGGATCAAAACCAATAATTCCATTTTATACAATTTATGCTAAATAAAACAGTGTGTAATTATATTTTGTTTAACTTTTAAAAAACAATTTTTAAAAGTGGAACTAAATTTTTGCTCTTCGATTTACACAACTTTTTCTAAAGTATATTAAAAGTGAAACTAATTTTTGCTCTTCGCTTTGCATAACTTTTTCTAAAGTGAAACTAATTTTTGCTCCACTTTTTCTAAAAGTGGATTTAAAAGTTCTCCAATTCACTTTCCGAAACTTCATCAATTTCTGCGTCAAAGTCGCTATCACTGTCGCTGTTATTTAAATTTTCCAGCATGTATGTTTTCCTAATATTCTTCGCTTCTAAATAAGCGACAATTGCTGCTTTTTTGGCTTGCTTTGCTTTACCTCGAGCTTCCTTATATAGTTCAAAATAAACCTGATTTGGTTTTTTAAGTGTTATTGTTTCTAAATTATTCTGGGTTAAATCGTTAGCATCAAATTCTTTTAAATTTTTAGACTCTTCTTCTTTAAATTCATCTGTTTCTTCAATGAGGTCATTAAAATCCACTTCCATTAAATCTGAACCGATGCCTGTATCAATTTTAATATTATTACTATTAGTATTTGGTGTAATTTTGTTAGAAACAACTGAATTCAATTCAGTATTTTTTTTAGTATCAAATTCAATATTAGGAGCAGAATCAATTGTTTTTTCTAAATTATCGAATGACTCTAAATTGTCGAATGACCCTAAATTATCTAATGATCCTAAATTGTCTAAACTATTCAATGAATCTAAACTATTAATTAGTTCCTCTTTTTTCTCTCTCTTTTCATCATTTTTTATTCCTAAATTCGAAGTCTGAACTTTAACTTCTAAATCATTTCCATTTTTTATCAAATTATCAACTGGTTTTGACTTAATCGTTTTAATTAAACAACTTTCAAAAATGGGTTCATTATTCATAACCATTGCTTGTTTCAGTTCAATTTCAATCTGAAAATTTCTGCTGGTAAACTTAATTCCCTGTATCTCTAAAATAGATATTAATTCTTTATCATTTGTAACATCATCAATTGCTAAAGGTATTTCGTTTTCATCATATATTTTAATCGTTGGTTCATTGGACGCATTATTCTTAACATTGGTTCTTACTAAATAATATTTGCCTGATTTATACACACGAATTGTTGAATTAAAAGCGCTCTCGATGTCATTAATATCAAGCGGATTTTGAAACCATGAATTCGATTTACTAAAAATCATTTTTTGGCAATTTTCTTCTAAATTTTCAAACCAGTGAATTAAAACATCGGCATTTTTATCAAACATCAGATCACAATAATATTTTTTTCCATTTTTAACAAAACCTTGTCTTGTCAAACTTTTAGTAGTTTGTATGTAAAGTGGTTTGTTATTATAATGTATTTTTGTAAAATACGCGCCTCCCTGTATTCCAGTAGGATGTGCTAAAGACAATTTAGAAAAATCAAAGGTTTCATTGGGTTCAATAATATTATCCATTACAAAAACTGTAGAAAAATTAAATATTAATAACACGCAAAATTAAATGTTTTTTAATAAAATATAAAATATAAAATATAAAATATAAAATATAAAATATAAAATTTATATATTATTAAATGAAAGATTCTTTAGCTCAACAGTGTTTAGATGTTTTAAAGAGAGATGATGTAAAAACTGAATTTAAAATTTTGTTTCAACCACTTATGGATTTTGTTTTAAATCAAATAAGTCCTTATATTTATTTAACAATTTTACTCGTTTTTTTAATATTTATCATGATTTTAGCAATATTGGTAATACTTATTTTTATATTGCGTAACAAACAAATAATTACAAAGTTTTTAAACAATTCCAATTAATTATATTCTTTATTAAATATATAAATGCCTAGAAGAAGTAGAAGTAGAGGTAGAGGAAGAAGAAGTAGAAGTTATAGAGGAGGTGCCGGAGCTGCGAATCCGGCATCTTATAGTGATAGTCAATCTTATATGTTGTCAACAGTTGGTGGAACAAATCAACAGTATGACAATGTTTTTTTACAAGGAGGACAGAATGCTGGTCAGAGCAATGCTATTCAAGGATTACAAGGTCAACACGCGGGTGGCAGAAGAAGAAGAAGAAGTAACAAAAGAGGTGGGTCTTTTGTAACTGACGCAATCGTCCCTGCCGCATTTTTAGCAGGCACTTATTTGTATTCTAGACGAAGAGGAAATAAAGGTTCTTCTAGAAAAAGGTCTTTTAGAAGAAGACGATAAATCCTTGGTAATTTAAAATTATTACCTTTTAGATTCTAAAAATTTTTTTACAATTTCAGAATATTTATTTTTAGGAAATAAATTTTCATGACTGTTGCTATTATTATGTATATTTGTTACATCATTATTTCTGAAAATACCCGTATCATCTGTAGGTAAATGAATTTTTCTTCTAAGATAAGTTTCCTCAGACTGGTTCGCATAATGTGCTATATAAGCGGGAGCAATAGAATAATTCACATTTATATTATTAAAGTGAAATGGTTCATTTAGTCTTTTATTCATTCCAAACATTCTATTTGGATTTTGAATTGTGTAATAATGAGGGTTAATTGCTTTAATCACTTCGCCAGGTCTAACAAAACTTTTCACATGTTGGTCAAGATTTTGTTCTGATTTTGTATAATTTTCTAATATTAGACCTTCAGGGTCTTTTACATGATTATTCGAACCGAATACTAACCAATTTACTCCAAGCGAATGAGCATTACTATAGTGATTTAGGAAATGTTTAACACCAATAAATTGGTTGCTTAAAATCAAAAATTCATCGGCATCTAAATAAATAAACCAATCCACTTTTAATTTTTTCGCTATTTTAGCGGCAACATTCATTAAATTTAGTTTTACATTTGTTTCATAATTTTTAGCATCAATTACTGTAACTCTATTATCAAAATTATTAAATACATCTTTTAAGGGTAAAATAGACTTGTGATCAAAAATAATAATTTTGTCAAATCCAATTAAAAGATGATGTGCTGTCCATTCTTTAATATTTTTCTCGTCTCTCGCATTTGTAAATAAAGCAACGCTTTTTGTTGGTCCATAATTTATGCGTGGTTTGTAATTATTTAAATTCATTATAATTATAATATAGAAATATATTATAATTTATAAAATATGAGTTTTGAACAAAATATTCAACAATGGGTTTCTATTGATAATCAGTTGAAAATATACAATGATAAAATTCGTGAATTGAGAGAAAGACGAAGTGATGTAACTGAAGCAATTATGGAACAAGCAACAGATAAAAAAATGGAAAAATCTGTCATACAAATAAGTGATGGAAAATTGAAAATTACTGAATCAAGGGTTCCAGAACCTTTGACATATAAATATTTAGAAAAATGTTTAAGTGAAATTATTAAAAGTGAAGAACAGGTGACTCAAATCATGGATTATGTTAAAAAAAAGAGAGAAATAAAAGTTGTTAGTGAAATTAAGCGGTATTCTAACAATTAATATTATATAATTAGTTTATATGGATCATAATGATTTAGTATTAAGTAGAGGTGAGGATGGTCAAATATATGGTGGAGGATTTTCCGTAGGAAATATTTTGGATAAATTTGGAGGAAGATCGCCATTGGTTACTTTAAATGATGGTGAAAATCAATCTGGTGGTGGTAATAAAGTAGAACAATTTTCGGATATTTTTAAGAATTATGTTGTCCCAACAGGCATTTTTTCATTTCCTTATAAGTCTTGTAATTCGACAACGAATAGGGAATGTAATGATGATGTTATAAATGATGACTTATATAATAAATTATTAGATTTAGTAAAAGAAAAAAATATTAAAGGAGTTGGGAAAAAAACAAGAAGAACAAAAATTAAGATTAATAAAAGTAAAAAAGGAACACAACGTGTTTCAGCATAATTTAAAAATAAATTAAATACATTAAAATAATTTAAAATAATTAATTTTAATATAGTAATGATTACTACTACATTAAATCAAAATAAAAAAAAACATAAAAATAAAAATAAACTAGAAGAAAAAAGTGAAAACGTATGTGAAACAACCAATGAATGTTTTATTTGTTTAGAAAATTATTATAATGATGAAGTTTCAATTAAGTTAAATGAAAATCCTTATTATTCAAAAAATTGTGATTGTAATAGTTGGGTTCATAATTATTGTTTAAATAAATGGTATGCTACATCATCCTATATTTGTCCAATTTGTAGAAAATATATTTTTACAGATTTATATCAATATCATTATTCTATAAACGAAGTACCGTTAAACGAAGAAAATGAAGAACCTGTAAATCAAAATCAAAGAACAATTCGTAACAATTTCCAAATAAATCACTTTGTTATAATAATTTCTAAAATGAAAAAAAAAGATTTTTTATTATTAGTTATGTTATCATTCATTAGTTGTTTTTATTTATATATAAAAGAAAATGGAAAAGGGTTTGCTTTTTAAACCTTTATACTTGTGTCCATGATTTATAATTAAAAGGAGACACTAATATTTCATTAATTTTATTTTTCAATGAATCAACCTCCGCTTGGAATGCCTTATCTTTTTCTGTTTCCGGGTATGGAGTCATCGTTTTCATTAAATCACTTGCTTCTTGTGTAATAAGTGGTTTAACACCGTAACAATTTGCGCCAAATTTTATGTTTGGATTAGCAATATAACCGCCATTTATACCAGGTCTGCCACAATCATGCTCGTGCCCCTCTATTTTTTGTAAATTATTGTAAGTTGTTTGTTGGGTTGGAAAAAGCGCCATTTGACCCTCAGACCATCCATAATTACACCATTCGCCGCCATTTTTATAACTGTCTTCAACTTGATTGTATGTTGCTAAATCAGAATTATATGCTTTACATACTGCTTTGGCACTGTCATAATCATAAGTATTTCCCGAAATATTGAATACCTGTTTTTTTTTATCTAAATCACTCAATAATAAATTGTTATAATTACCATTTGAATCTAAATAATTCGATGATGTTGAAGAAGAACTTGTAGAACTATTATGATCAATATTTATATCTATTTTTGGAGTATTTGTAAAAAGATCATATACTTTTGTTGATAAGTCAATGTTATAAATGTATTCAACAAATTTGATAAGCATATAAAAAATGATTATACCTAAAACAATATTTAGTATTGTTGAATTATTTGAGTTTGAATCTGACGATGTATCACCAAAAACAAAACCTTCTGAACTACTATTATTTCCTAAAGAAAAAGAAAAAGAAAAATATAATATAATTATAAAAAATACAATTAATATTACCAAGGGATTAAAAATTAAATTATTAAAACTATCATTTGGGGGTGTTAAACTATCTTTTGTTGTCGCATTTACATCCATTTATATATATTATATATTATGAAATTGTTTTTTGCGATAAAAAAGACAATAAGCTTTGGGTGATACAATTGAACTAACTAAAGGGACTTCTTGAACTGATGTGTCATTAAAATGATACCATTTACCATTTGCGTTTTTTATATAAGAAGTATAATGCCCACCCATAACTCCGCCACTGTGGTTACAAACTCCATATAATTCATATTTATAACTATTTTTTTTATATCCAATTACGTACTTGGTTAAATTTAAATTATCCAATGGAAAATCAATGAGAATTTGATTTTTTTGATTTCTTGAGTTAAATCTTTTAAAATCAATGATTAAAATGTTTGGAAAACTCCAAAAACTGATTTTTTTCTTTACATCTTCTTTTTTTTGGGTTTCTGAATTAAACCATGCGTTGTCTCCTTCTAATGTTTCACCTTCAACAAATAAGTCAAAACAGTCATATAAATTAGGCGATTTATTATTTTGAGGAATAGGTAAATCTACCATAAAATAGGGTTCAGGTATTACATTTTTTTGTTTACCTGTTTCTAAAGACACTATTTCGGAAACCTGAACAGCGTAAAATAAATTCCAAATTTCGGAGTATTCATTGGAATACATATTTTTAATCATTTCGTAACATTTTAACGCTATTTTGTCGGTTTCATTTTCCACATTTCCATCAATTGTCATTGTAATTTGTCTTGAAAGACTCGTATGAAAACAATCGATTACAAATAATAAAAACTCTGGAAGGTCATTTTGAGAATAACCGGTAAACATTTCAAGACCCTTTTTTTCGGCAATTTTGTGTATTGTTTTTAAAAATTTATTAGGGGATACAACACAATTTTGAGACCATAATAGTTTTCTTAAATTATCCCATTCCGTAATTAATGCGGATTCATAGATGTTTTTTATTTTTTTTTGATAAGTTTGTTTGTTTAAAAAATCATTAAATTCGTAAGTATGCGATAAAACCTGCATACAAGAATTTATAAAACATGTGTTGCCAAGATTTGCTAATCCAGATAGACCTTTATTATTATAATTGTTAAAATTCATATTTTAAATATATTACTTATGATAATATATTTAAACACATTTTAAATAATATATATTATAATGACGCCTGCTTTAAATCCTCAAATTTTAATAAATAGTTTAATGAGTATGTATCATAGTAATATTAGACAAGTTGAGCATTTACAACAAGCAAATATGGCAATACGCAATGATATTACAAATATATTACTAAGAATGATTCAGAGTCCAAGTGCAGCGAGTTCGAGTCCAAGTGCAACGAGTTCGAGTCCAAGTGCAACGAGTCCGAGTCCAAGTGCAACGAGTCCGAGTCCAAGTGCAACGAGTCCGAGTCCAATTCAGAGTCCAAATTCAAGTCCTAATCCAAATAGAAGAAATAATAGAAGAAATATTTTTTCACAAAGAGAATTAAATTTGTCTTCCACAGTTAGTGATGTTTTTCAAAGATTTATGGAACCGGTTCAAATATTTCCAACTCAAGTACAAATAGAAAATGCCACAAGAGTTGTTCAATTTGCCGATATTGTGAGACCGATTAATTATTCATGTCCTATTACAATGGATAATTTTGAAGATACCACCTTAGTTAGCGTAATAAGAGAATGCAATCATATTTTTAATACAGATGCCTTGAATAATTGGTTTAGAGGTAATTGTAGATGTCCAGTTTGTAGATATGATATTAGAAATTATAATCAACCTAGAAATGCGAATACAAATACAAGTAATACAAATACAAGTAATACAAATACAAGTAATACAAATACAAGTAATACAAATACAAGTAATACAAATACAGGTAATACAAATAATATGGATATGGATACAAATATTATTCCAAATATAAGTAATGTTCAATATGATAGTAATACAGATTCTGTCACTTTTGACATAACAAATGAAGAATTTTATAATAATTTAACAAGGTTAGCAATGAATCGAATAAATATGTTAAATAATACTTATGACATGTCTGGTAACAATACTTATGACCCATCTGGAAATAATACTTATGACATGTCTGGTAACAATACTTATGATACATCAGGTAACAATGTTTATTATTAATTATAATATGTAAACTATATAAAGACTTATTATATAATAATACATAATATAATGACATCTCGTGTTAATAAAAAGTGGACTGTTAATGAATTATTATCTCTTCAAAGAGAGTATGAACTATTAGAAATGGATATTTTTGATATTGCTTTAAAACATAAGCGAACACCCAACGCAATTTTGTATAAATTGAATGATGAAGGATTAATTGATGATTTTTCTGACGCAAGAGGATATGACAAGTTTTATAAGGAAGAAGAAGAAGATATTGACGACAAATTAGCATCTGTAACCATGACAAATCAAACCATGTCAAATCAAAGCATTATGAATCGCATTTCCTGTTTAGAGGATTCTATGTCTAGTATTAAAATGGTTCTTGATAATATTAGTAGTAAATTGACTTCTAAACAAGTAAGAAATAGTGATTTTTAATTTTTATAAATATTCTCTTACAAATACACCCGAAACATTTCCTTTTTGAATATTAATTTTATGATTTACCAAGTATGTATGCCATAAATGTTCAATCATACAACCACAATTACCAGTATTATTTTTAATTGCTTTATTCATTAATTTATAAATTTTGTCATAAAACGTTGATATTACATTTATTAATTTTGGAGTATGATACCAAAATTGGTCATTGGCATATTTATAGTGAGCACAATCGCCGAACCCTAATAAATAAATATTTTTCTTATTTTGGTTTTTTGATAAATTTTCATCTTTATTATCAAAAAGATTAAAATTGATTGTTTGTGTTTCTGATATTTTATTCAATAATTTAGTATTTTCAATATCATATATAATTTTATTATCATCTGTTTTATTAATTAACTCTATAATACTAGATGACTCATCAGTCCAAATAAATTGGTCAAATCTGAGTCTTATAACTAAATCATATTTTGTGTCAGTTTTATTTATATGTTCTATTAATAAATTGTATGTTTCTTTAACTATATAATATTGTTCAAATAATAACATAAAATGAGGTTCAACTATATGATTAATATTATCAATAGTATCACGATTGCTATCTAATACTTTTTTAAATTCAGATGAATAATCGTCACAAATAAAATAACTTTTAGGGTTAAAAAAAGAAATTACTTGATTCGCTTTTTCTAAAGTAGTATCCGATGTATCATTTTTGTATTCGCATTGTTTTGAATTATTTAAATCAATTCCTAAAAATACATCTGTATCGTATTTTTTTATTATACTATTCATATGTAAAAATTTAACCATATCTACTGTTCGTAACTGTCCTGTTAACAAAAGAGCGATTTTCATTTTATATAAAAAATAAAAAAATTTTTATTTTTTACAGCAAATCCACTTTTTAATCCACTTTTAAGAAAAGTGGACCAAAAATACTTTTCTTATGAAATTGTGAAAGTGGAGCAAAAATAAAAAAATAATGTCTATATTTTGCTCAACTTTTTTGAAAAAGTTGAAAAATTTAAAAAAATTGAAATACTTTTTTAAGAATTTTATAAAAGTATTAAAATATAATTATAAGAAACTGTAAACTTAATATAAATTAAATTAATAAAATGAATTCTAGTCAGAGTCTTGTTGTCGACTGCCCGATTTGTTTTGACGATATTGACGTAAATAAGAATTGCGTTGTTACTGAATGTGGTCACAAGTTTCACGCAAGTTGCTTACTAAGAAGCGTTGCTCATAGTAATTTTGCTTGCCCGTGCTGCCGTTTTGAGTTGGCAGAGAAACCCGAGGAGTCTGATGATGGTTACGATGAAGAAGATGATGATGAGGATGAGATTGAGGATGAGATTATGCAAAGCATGAGATGGATGTTCCAGCGCGCGGAAGGAGAAGAACTGGAAGAAGAGTTTGAGGACGAGGAAGAGGATCAAGTACCAGATGTTCCTCTGAGTTATATTATGGAGAACTTAACAACTATGGACTATAACTTTGAAGACATGGTAAGAATATTGCTCAACGATTTCTTAGATAACGACCAAGATGAGAGAAGCATCGGAATCTTGGAAACCGTAAGTGGTTTAATTGACAGATATGACGGCGATACTCCTACTCCTACTGCTGTTGTTACAGAGGTTGCTGCTCCTGTTACTGAGACTACTATTACTGAGACTCCTCCTAATCCCAAGAGAGAAGATGATGATTCAGACGACAAGGACTCGGAAGACCTTAAAACATTTGTCCCCAAAATTAACTTCAATGTGGTAAAAAGATATCAAGCAACATCTTGGTTGTGTGGAAATAACTAAATATACTTTTTAAAAAAAAGTATAGCAAAAAATTGTGTATATTGTGTATATTTGTGTATTTTATTTGTATAAAATTTTAATTAATTAATTGTGTGTGGTGTGTTTTTGCTCCACTTTTTTGCTCCACTTTTTTAAAAAGTGGATTTTTTTACAGGTGTGTAAAATTTAGTCATACTTTGGTTACCTTGTTTCTCATTGTTTGTTTCTCTTAAATACTCATCAAACAACAGTGCTTTCACTTCTTTATTTTTCAACTGTTCCAACTTATCAGCAAATTTTTCTTCATCCACCGTATTTCTTAGTGACTCAACATCCTTTCTAAATTTCGCAATCTTGGGTTTCTTATTTTGCGATTCCCATATTTTTTCAAGCACTAAAGCAAACACCTGCTGAACCGGTTTCATAATCTGATTTGTAATATAAAACGAGTAATCAATCTTCAATTTATTCTCCAAAATATAATTAGGGGTTTCTATTTTTTCACCTTGTAGTGCTTTCTTATTTGTGGAATTTATATAAACAAACGGGATTCGATCACCTGAACTCGGTTTGTTACCCGGGTCTCGCGCTGTAATCCGATCTGCCAACACTTTGTGAGCAATTGACTGCGGATTTTTATATCCTGAACGCAGTGATTTTGTTATAATTAGTTTATCCATTGGATACTTTTCATCCACTATATTTTGAAGACATGATTTTAAGAAATCGGTCGCTTCCTTGATATTTTGCTTTTTCATTAAAATATCAATAATACCTCCATAAATATCTTTCACAATTGGCGCATTGTCGCGGCGTTTCAATACAATACCCATCTCCTTTCGTTTACACTTATTTGGGTCGGTTTCGTAAAGCATGCCAACATATCGCTTCTTTGACAGCAAACAAAACGGCATAAATGTCTTTTCGTATTCCAAATCATGCGGACCTTTTAAGAAACTTGATGCTAAATGACCTGCTTCTTGCGCCAATTCAATCGTAATTTCGAGCGCCTTTTTGCCGCGAATTGGTTGACCTTCGGGAGTTTGTAGATTGAATGTGAAGAATACTGAATCCGTGTCACCGTATATATACTCTGCTTGCGTTTTTACCTTACCATAATGCTCTGTATTACAAATAGAATCCCCATAACACTCTTCAATGATCTTTTTCGCATAAGTGAGAAGTAGGCGTCCAGTCGCAGTTGTACATGCGGCAATATCTTGCTCATAAAAGGTGCTCGTTTTTGCGCCACACTGTCCATAAAGCGAATTTGCGGTTACTTTATATCCAAGTTGCCTCTTATCAAGCACATTTTTCATAAACTCATCTGTCTCCAAAGGTATCAACTTGCGCGTTGTCTTTCTGGCAACTAATAGTTCCTCCAAAATAGAAGGCATGATTGCTTTCCCTTCACCAGAATCGCCCGGTTGCGCAAATCGACATATTTTCATACCAGACCTGACCTTTTCTGCTGCCGATGCCGGTGTTTTTCTTATATATCGATAAGTATCATAGGTTACATTTACATACTCGTATCCTGACAAATTATCATATATGAAATCGCCGTTTTCATTTTTATCACCAAATTCCTCAATAAGGTTTCCCGCTAAATCATATTCTTTTGTCCAAACCTTACTATCATGTGACAAATTCTCACTAATCATCGAACTCGGATAAAGCGAAGCATAATCAACACACGCAACCGGATTGTCCAAATATAAATCACATTTAGGGTCTAACACAATGGCGCCTTCATAACCTTCATCGAGACCTCCTTTTTCAATTACGGGCATCAATGTGCGTTTTTCTCGGCATTTTTTGGCAATATAACTTGTTAACTTAATGCCCTGACCTCTCATAACCAAGAAATTAATCGGAACACTACAAATCTTTGCCATCTCAATAAATCCAGTTAAAATGTCTGCTTTGTTGAATAAATAATGGACAAGGTTGCAATCTTGAATACAATATTTCGCAATGACTGATCTGTCATCTGCGGTTCCATTTGTCATTCTAAAAATATCCTTGGGGGTTACATCGTCCTTTGCTAAACACCAACGAACCTTCTTTTGTTGGTCAGGGTTCACAATCTTGTTAATTCTGAACTTACAACTGGTTTTATCCACATAAGTAACGAGGAATTTATCACCGCCTTCATAGTAGTCAACCGAGTGACCAATTTCTTCAAAGTGAACAAAACTGCCTTGTAATAATCCAGTCATGTTTGTGGTCGTTATTTCAGATTCACCGGATTCTAAATTATGCTCTATTTTTTTAGTATAGTCGCCAATAAAATGACCGGCAACATAGTCTAATTTATAAGATGTCAAATTTTCTTCACGTCGAAAGAAGTTGTACAAGTCAACCTGTAATCTACCATTCATTTTAATGAATTTCAAGTCATGCTGACCACTCGCAATCTGAATACTACTTTCTTCTATTTTATAATCGCCAATTTCTTTATCAAAATTCGCGCAAACTTCGTTTTTATTTCTGGATAACTTCATGAATTCTTCTACACAATTATTTTCTTGAGCGCGGCGAAACATAAACTCATAATCAAAACCAAATATATTATAACCAATCACAATGTCAGGGTTTTCACGCTGAACCAATTGCTGCCACGCCATTAATACTTCCTTTTCTGTTGAATAACTTTCAATAACACTGTTTTCCACTTTTTCACATGTATTCAAAGCAATACAATGATTGAAATAGGGTTCCTTTTCACCGTAATACATAAATGTTGACCCAATAAAGGTAACTTTGTCGCCTTCCAATCGAGGAAATACAGAATTGAGTGAATTATTTATTTCCAGAATTTTTGTTTCGCGCTCCATTTTTTTGTCACACAATATGTCGACCACAGTTGATTTTTTGTTATTTTGTTGCTTTACATATTTTGTATAAGTGCTTCCATATTCTTCCTCATCGTTTTCCTCATTTTGTCCCATTTTTTCAAATAAAGTTTCAATCGTTGTTACATTTGCTATTTCCGAGGTTAAGTCATTTCTTCGAACTGTTGTTGTAATCCATTTTTCAAATAATGTTTCAACATCGGTCTGCTTTTTTGGTGCTTTCTTAGGATAAACTATATCGATTTTGTCTTTTATATTTGTATTATTACTATTATTATTATTATTATTATTATAGCCAAAAGCAGTAAGTATAATGTCTTTTAACAGACTTTTACATAATTCAGGCGTCATTTCTGTTTCCAAAGTTTCAAAATACTCGATTATATTTGTTGTTAATTTTTTATATGATTTTACAGGAACAGGAAAATCACCGTGACTACTACTTGCTTCAATATCAAAACTCATGATTTTGTACGGAACACGAATTTCCATATTATTAAGCGCAACAATGTCTTTGTATCCAATCGAATATTCAAAATCACATGTGGTTTTTTTCGCATTCTCATTTGTAAATTGAACTGTTTTCTTTTTTGGGAGCGCAATCCAACCAGATGGACTAATGTCTTTAATATGAAAGAAACGAAGAAGCGGTGGAATGTTTGCTTCGTATAGACGCGTATTTGTGTTGTAAAAGGGATAACCGTCTTTTAATAAAGTGTGACCACTATTATAATCCGAATACCATAAATTTTTTGCTTTATTGAATGATGACAAACTATTGAATTCTAATTTGACAAATTTATGCTCTTTTCCTCCATCAAAACCATATAATTTTTTCCTTTTAATAATAATACACTCGGTAATTGAATTTTCATAAAATTTACCCATTTTAGATTTAATATCCGCCAAAAACACATCTTTTACTTGAATCGTCCAACTGTCATTTACCATTACATAAAAGAACGGTTTGAAATCTTCGACAAGTATGGAACATGTTTTGCCGGATTCATTGACACCGAACATTTGAATTATAAAACATGTCGAGTCCTTGAATTTGCTTGTATCATCATCACTGTCTGATAAATCAGAAGATGATTTTTTATCATTATAAACATTAAAATCAAATATTCTATATGTGTGTTCCATTTTATTATTTTAGTATGTTGTCTTATATTTATTATCTTTTTAATTCAATTTTATTCCACTTTTAAAAAAAGTGGAGCAAAATATTATCCACTTTTTTTAATTAATAAAACCCAAATTAGAGGTTTTGCTCCACTTTTTTTAATTAATAAATCCAAATTAGAGGTTTTGCTCCACTTTTTCTTACGAAGTTGAAAAAAGTGGAAAAAGTTGATTATTTTGTGTTTACTGCCGAATAAACTGTTACTATTGTTATTATTAATGATATAACTGCTTGTGCATATTTAATTGTTTTATCACTAAAATTATAATAATTTATATATTTTCCTCCTAAATATGACCCTAATACTGCTGTTATAAATAAAATAAACCCAATTTTGTAGTCTATTTTACCTGCTTTATGATATTCATAAATTCCTCCAATAGAAAATGGCATAGCAAATAAAAATAATACGGTTCCTAGACATATTTTAAAGTCGGTAAATATACCAAAATTGTATAATATTAAAGCAATAAAACCTCCAGGAAAAATGCCTGTTGTTCCAACCATAATTCCAAATACGAGTCCGACTAAAATAGTGTATATGATTCTAATTTCCAACATTTAATATATTTGTTTATTTTATTATATTTTATTTATTTTTTGTTTTTGTACTTTTTTGATTTCATTCGCATTTTTACGTTTTTTTGTGCTGCCTTGATTTCTTTTAATGTTGGAAAAGGACTCGATGATATATAATGTTTTTTCCTTGTTTTTTTTGAATAATTATGTTTTTTTGAATCATTTTTTGAAGATTTAAATTTTTGAATGGGTTTCCCTTTTGCTTTTATTTTTGATTTAATCCATGAAACAAACGCACTTGTTTTTCTTTCACCATTATAATCTTCGGATGTTTTCCCTTTGTCCGTAATATAGCGCATAGTAGGAAACCCAACGGGTTTGCTTTGTAAGTATTGAATTTCTTCTAAAGTCTCTTGATCGACGTCAACTATAACTACATTATCATCTGATTCTGATTTCATCATTGTTTCTATTTCTTTCCATTCTGGTTTTGTTAGGTTACAAGGTCCGCAACCTTCCATGTAAAAAAGAACAAATATGTGTTTACCTTCTTCTACATATTTATTAAATAAAGAAGCGTTATTGGATTTAGAATTTATATGTAAAAAAATCATATATAAATTAACAATAGATAATTTTATCACTACTAAATATATATGTCAATAATTATATTTTTATCAATAATAATATTTTTAGCAGGTTTAATCTTGTATTCCAGATGTGCTCATTCAAAATACAAGGATGGATTTACAAACATGGGTAAAAGATGTCCAAATACTTTAATTCAAAAAGACTCCAAGTTCTTTTTATTCAATTCCAATTTGGCAAAAATTCCCGGAGTGAACCCGATTGAATTTAATAATTTAGAAGAATACACAGAATTTCTAGATTGGCAACGAAGTCAAGGCATTCGTTGTCCTGTTTTATATTTACAACAAACTTATGACGCACAAGGTAACCCTGTTTTTAAAGTGAGACCAAGTGTTACGGATTTACAGGGTGGTTTGCCACCAACATTGCCGATGAATGGGTTATCTAGTGAACAAAATGTCGAAATAATGCAACAATATGACCCGGCATTTTTAGATGATTATTTACATAAGGATTCCACTTTGTTGGTAGATGCCACACGAAATGACCCGCCTTATAATAAAAATTCGTATCCATCCTTTGACGAATCGGCATATTATACTGGAGTACACACACCTTTAGATGAGATGGATAAAAAGAAAGAAGCACCTGGAACAATTAGTCCTGACCCAATGGACCCAAATTGGGGTGGTGCGGAATATACTGAACATCTTGTTGATAGTGGTTACTACAAAGATAATGAAGTAGTAATAAAAATTTCATAGAACCAATAAGAAAAATAAAAAATAATAGAATCAGACATTATTTTTTATTGACTATCCACATATTTCATAATACCATTTAGCGCCGTTTTTGCTTGACTCAACGTGGCAATATCGGATAATTTTTTCATTTGGTCTGTTGAACCGTCTAACAGTCTCTCCAACATAAGCGAGTTCACATAATCATCATAACTCAAAATGGTATTTTCATAATCACTTCTATATTTACTAATTAATAATTTATCTTTAGAGAGAGTCGCCATGGTTTTGATGTTTGCTGCGTAACTTGCTGCGTTTCCTGCTATACCATTTGTTGTAGCAGTTGGAATTGTAGCAGTTGGAATTGTGTCATCATTATTTGTAAGACCTTCTTTAATATTATTAATATTCAAATTACTAAATACATAATATATTACAACTAGAATCATTCCAAACATAAATAAATCAAACAAGTGTTTTTCCATTTTATTAATATATTATACTTTGAGAAAAATAAGAAAAATATTACTTTAAAAACTTGATAATATTTGCTACACATGTTTTACTAATTTTTCGTTGTTGACCATTTGGGTTTACTGTTGAAATATCTTTCAGACAATTTTCATCTGCTTGTATCATTTTTACCAGGTTTGAAATGGTTCCCACTTTTTTCATCACTGCTAATGCGGTTACAGAACTGATGCCGGGAATTTGGCACAACATTATCTCTCCAATATTGTCTTCGGTAATATTATCCTTCTTTATTTTTTTGATTACACCTACATAGTCTTTACATGATTCTTCGTTTATTTCTTCTTTTTTATCATTTGTCTCAGAGACATTTTCTGTAATAGTTTTTTTAATTACAATCTCCGAATAATACGGAGTTTTGTTTTCTAATAATCCTTTTTTGATTTTATTGGCAGTATTGCAAATGAAGGTTGCCGTTTCACTCATGCTAAATGTTCTAAAAACAGAGAAACCTTTATAATAGTTTAGAGAGAACATTGCCGAATATGCCGTTAATTTTTCTAAAGAATTGGATGTGGAAGAATTTGTACTGCCGCTAAATTTATTCTTAAAATAATTACCCTTAAACTGGTGCTGGGAATTCACGTCGCCTTCAATTATATACATTATGTTGTGATTTGGATGACTTAGTCCATTTAATCGGTATGACTGCTCTTCATATCTGCCGTCTTTAATGCTTGCTAATAGGTCGCTTATTGATTTTCTCTCTAGTATCAATAGGTCGCTGTTTTTCTCATCATCGTAAATAATAATATCTCCTAAAGGAAGACTTTCCAATTGTATTTTTAAATCCTTGAAAATGGGAATGGTTACAATCAAACTCTCAAATATTTTAATCAGTTCTGCTTCTCTCACATCTACTTTAATCAACATCAATTAATAATTTAATAAGGAATTAGTTATTAAATTATTTTTCTTAAATATATATAATTCCACTTTTTCCACTTTTTACAACTTCGTAAGAAAGTGGAGCAAAACGTTTGTGTTTTTGTAAAAAAGTTATAAAAAATAATAATTTAATGACTTCTTCTTGACTTTTTCTGTTTCCTCCTTCTTGACTTTTTCTGTTTCCTTCTTCTTGAACGTTTTCTACCTCCAGTTGGATAATATCCTGATGCAACCGGAGCTTTAGTATAATTTGTTCCATGTTCTATGGTGGGCAGAATAGTATCCCAAGAATACCAATTATTGTTAATATCACTACGTAGACGTAAATTATCTCTTGGTATTGATGTTCCTGCAACATCAAAGGGAATATTATTGTAACGCGCATTTGCGTACCACCTTAAATATGCAGATTTAGTAGTTTTAAAAATTTGATTTGGGTATCTACTATCAGCAACAGTAAGTTCTATCTCTCTCTGCATTTATATATATTATTATTTAATATTTTGTATAACTTTTTGAAGTTATACAAAAATAATGTTTTTGCTCCACTTTTCTTAAAAGTGGATGATTAACCCATATTTCCACCGTGAATAGCACTGTATCCATACTTCTGTGTTTGAATAGTACGGTTAGGCACGCAGATTCTTGGTAGTCTCTGAGGTGCTCTTCTTAGTGTAGGATTTGACTGCATGAAGAAACCAATTCGCGGGGCAATCCCCGCTTTTTTCGGCCCTCCACAAACATTTGTTCTGTTTACGATTGACGATTGATTACGAGCTGAGCGGCTCCCCGACATGTACACCATATTATATACTACAAAAATATTAAAATTTTATTAATTTTTAATTAAATTAATCTAAATACTTAAATATAAAACCGCCAGTTGTTTTTCTAGAATTAATTAAAACTCCTCTAATATTAGATTTTCCTATATTCAATTCTTTGGATGCTTCTACAATTGAATTAAAATCTTTTATTTTATTCATTTCTAAATCAAACTGTGTAATTTTTCTAGTAAAATTATTTCCTAAACCAATTTTAAATTTATGAATTTGATTTTCTTGATTACTTACCCATTCAAGATTTTCAACTGAATTATTTAATTTATTACCATCTATATGATTTACTTGTTCTTTATTTTCAGTATTTTCAATAAATGCTAAAGAAATCAAACGATGTAGAGCAAATGTTTTATTGTAAATATAAACCCTTATATATCCATTTTCATTTATTTTATAGTTATCCATAATTATTCCTGAACTATTCTTAAATCTTCCTAAATTAGAAACAAAATATTGTTTATCATTCGTATTAATATTTTCTAAAACAACTTGTTTCCAAATTTCATTTTCTAAATCTTCATTTTTATTTTCATGTTCCCATTTAAAATTATACGCTAATTTTGACAACCCAGTTAAACAATTACCTATGGCATTACGACCATTATGAACTGTTTTAGTGTATCCATTATTAAATGCCCATGTTCCTGCTAATTCTATTGAATCATACTTTTCTAATATTTCATTAGTATTTTTATCAACTCTTAATACTTGTTTATTTTTATTAGATGTAATTTTTAGACCTTGACACCTGTGAATATTATTTTCACGTCTAGACATCCATTCTAAATTTGACACGCAAATATTTAATTTATTTTTATCTTTATGATTTACATCCGTTTTATTTTCTGGATTTTCAATAAATGCTAATGCTACTAATCTATGAACTAATAATGTTTTTTTATATTTTTCATTTGTTAAACTAACATGATAATATCCACTTTTAACAGAATTTTTCAAAACTTTTCCAGTTATAATATTTTTCACATTTCCTGAAGATGATACTTCATAATTAGGAAATTCTTCGATTGACTTCCATTCTTCCATGATTTAGGTATATATAATATACCATCCTATCCTCTTTCTAAATCAATTTTATAATTAAAAATAGAATCTCAATTAAACATCTGTATGATTTCAATATCAAACTCATCTAAAACAAACGGACCATATAAATCCGTTGGTAAATTTCTATAATGGTCAATATACTCATATGCCGTAAAATTATGGTCGCATGTAAAAAGGGTTGTCTTATACACCTTTTTTTCTTCATTATAGTTGTGTAACCGATATTTTTTTACAATCCTGCTTACACTGTCAAAAATATCATCCATCGACTCTTCCAGTAAATCTTTACTCATTACATCATTGCTGCCATCTTTGTATTCAATTAAATAAGAACAATTTTTAATTCGTGACATTTTTATAATATTTGTATTATTAAATATATTATTTTATATTTAAATAATATTTAAACATTATTTAAATAATAATTAAATAATGTCAGATGACGAATTGGGTTATCCAGATGGTGTATATCAATATATACACAAAATGTATTTTTTACATTCACTGAATATTTATGCCGCAATGCATTATGGACATAAAAAAAGTGCGTTATTTGCGACTTTACTCACATTGTCTTCATTTAATTACTGGAGATATCCTTTAATGAAATCAACACGGCGCAAAATTGACCTTTTAGTGTCGCGATTTGTGGTGCCATATCATGTGTATTTATCATTTTTCACAACAAATAAACTCATCTGTTCAGGTCCATTATTATTTGGTTGTATGATGTATCCCGTTAGCATTGTATTTTATAATAAACAAAAATATAAAATGGGTGCTTTTTGCCATTGTTTGTTACATATATGTTCAATGATAGGTGCGTGCTTTACTTATAGAGACTATTATTTTCAAAATATGTTTCATTAAAATGAATATATAATAAATTTAAATACTATTAATAAAAATTTAAATACTATTATTATTAATAAAATAATAATGACGGATGAATTGGGTTATCCTGATGGTATTTATCAATACATTTATAACATGTGTTTTTTACACTCCATTAATATTTTTACCTCATTTTATTATGGTCAAAAATTTTGCGGATTATTGGGAATAATGCTCTGCTTTACATCCTTTAACTATTGGAGATATCCTTTAATAAAATCTAAAAGGCGCACTGTTGATATGGTTGTCGCAAATATTGCCATTTCATATCATATGTATTTATCTTTTTTCACTAAAAACAAACTATTATGTTCTGGATTATTAATAACAGGAGGCAGTATGTATCCAATTAGTATTGTTATAAATAATAAATATAACAATTGTGAACTGGCCGCGTTTTGTCATTGTTTATTGCATTTATTTATTATTATGGGCGTTAGTTTCACCTATAGAGACTATTACTTACATAAGATGTTAGAATAATGCGAAATATATATTTTAAAAGGTATTAAAGATTAAATTGGATTAATATATATATTTGAAAATGAACGCAGAATTAGAAAAGACAATTTTACACGATGATGATGTTATTAAAACCGAGGATGGATTGGTATTTAATCCATACAATCCTTTAAATGTAAAGATTACATTGAGCGAAGTTCAATCTATTCTTACTAAATTTGGTGTGCCTCCCATTGTAAATAATTTGGAATTATATAAACGCGCATTTGTTCATAAATCGTATACGAAGCGCCCTCATTTTGAGAATGTAATACAAAATATTACGATTGTTGAAAGACCCGAAGATTGTATGCCTTTAAGCAGTAAGTCAAATGAGCGCCTGGAATATTTAGGAGACGGCGTTTTAGAACTGATTACCAAATTCATTTTTTACAAGAGGTTTCCTAAGGAGGACGAGGGTTTCATGACGGAAAAGAAGATTGCGGTTGTTAAAAATGAAAACATTGGTCGAATTGCTTTAGAAATGGGATTACATAAGTGGCTCATTTTATCAAAGCACGCTGAAGAGAAGAAAATCCGCACGAATTTGAAGAAGTTGGGTTGCCTTTTTGAAGCATTTATAGGCGCACTTTTTTTAGACATGAACAAGATATCTGTCAATGATGAAGAGGAATGGTTTTCCAATTTATTTGTAAGCGGTCCCGGGTTTCAAATGTCGCAAGTCTTTGTTGAGAATGTATTTAAGGTTCATATTGACTGGACGGCACTGATACAAAATGATGACAACTATAAAAATATTTTACAGGTGAAAATTCAAAAAGAATTCAAAGTGACGCCACACTATGTAATAATTAATCAAGATGAAGAACATGGATATAAAATGGGGGTTTATCTTTGTTTAGGACAAGACATTTGGAATTTGACGCATAATGATTCATTGCCTATTACAAAATTCAAAAATTTCAAATCGATTCAGGATTATTTAACGGAAAAAGGTAAAGTGTTTTTGTTTTTAGGCGAGGGACAACATAAAATTAAACGAAAAGCAGAACAGGTTGCCTGCAATGAAGCACTAACTTATATTAATCAATATACTTTTTAATATACTTTTTAAAAAAAAGTATAGCAAAAATTGTTTCTTATGAAAGTATAAAAAAGTATAAAAAGTATAAAAAAGTATAGTATATTTTGCTATACTTTTTTTAAAAGTATATTTGCTATACTTTTTTTAAAAGTATATTATAGTATATGAATTATTTAGGTAAATTAGGGAACAAACCTGTTATAGGGGAAAGAAAACAAGTTCATGTTAAAATTAATGAAGATATTGAAGACAGTAGTATAGAAAAATCCAAAATTGACTTTATAGATAAGAGGGATTCTGCCAAGATTGATATTGATTCAATATTAAAACGTATGGTAGAAAGTAAAGTTTCTAAAGTATTTTTAAAACCGGCAAACCTTTTAGAAGTAAAATCCACAACGGTGGTTGATTTGCCTAAAAAAGAGGATAAAAAGAAAATCAAACCTCTTGGAAGTAAACCAAAACTAATCATTGAAGAGGAGCAAGAAGAAGAATTGGAAGAAATTCCTATTATTGAACCTCCTAAGAAGAAAGAGAGAACGAAATCAACCGTAGAAAAAGGTATTGCTGTTATTGGACCCGAAACGCTTGTAGAAGTTGGCGAAGAATCAATTATGAAACGCCTTCCAAAAAAACTACCACCTGTCAATATTAAGGTTTCAAGTTACTATGCAAACAATCGCAAACATTTTATTGACTTTATCAATTCAACATTTGAAAAATACAAAGAAGAAATTGATGACAATAGTGAAAGCATTTCTTGCGACAATATTGGAAATACCAAAGGTGCTTTTTCTCTCTTAACCCATCAAAAAATTGTAAGAGATTACATGAATTTATTTACACCCTATCGTGGATTGCTTCTTTTTCATGGTTTAGGTTCAGGAAAAACATGTACATCAATTGCGATTGCCGAAGGTATGAAAAATTCCAAACAAATTATTGTGATGACACCTAAATCATTGCGCGCCAATTACATGGACGAGTTGAAAAAATGTGGCGACTCAATGTATAAACTCGACCAATTTTGGGAGTGGATTTCTGTTGTCCCTGAAAAAGGTAAACCTCCTATTTTCCCAGTAGAAATTTTATCAAAAGTTTTGAATTTAACGCAAGAATATATTCGTAAGCAAAGAGGCGCGTGGTTGGTGAATGTAACAAAACCGGAGTCAAATTATTCAAAATTAACGGGTCAAGAACAGGAATCATTGAATGCCCAGGTAAATATGATGATTGAAAGCAAATATACTTTTATTAATTATAATGGTCTGCGTCTTAAAAGATTAGGAGAACTGAGTTCCAATTTTACTAAAAACATATTTGACGACAAAGTTGTTATTATTGACGAAGCACACAACTTAATTAGTAGAATTGTGAATAAAATTAAAAATGAAAAACCGATTGCTGAAAACGAACGCGGCGAAAAAGAGCGCGCTCCCAAGTTTTTATCTACTAAATTATACGAATACTTATTGAGTGCCAGTAATGCCAGAATTGTGCTTTTAACGGGTACTCCTATTATTAATTATCCAAACGAATTTGGAATACTTTTTAATATTTTAAGAGGATACATTAAAACATGGGAGATCCCTTTAGATGTTAAAACTTCTGGAAAGGTTGATAAAGTTTCACTTCAGGAAATGTTATTGGGAGAGAAAACACTTGACTATTTGGACTATTCTCCATCAAGTAAAATTTTAACAATTACTCGTAACCCTTTTGGATTTAAAAATAAAATTAAAAAGGAATCGGGATACCAAGGTGTTTCAAATAACTCAAAAAACAGTGCGGGGGAAACGGAGTTTGATATGGATGTAATTGGTGATGATGCTTTTGAGAGAAAAATCCTAAGTATTTTGAAGCGTAATAATATAGATATTACTTCTAGCGGAGTTAAAATAAAAAACTTTAAGGCGTTACCGGATAGTTTTGAGTTGTTTGAAAACCAATATATTAACAGTGATACTAAAGAGGTTAAAAATATAGATGCGTTAAAGTTGAGAATATTGGGACTTACTTCTTTTTTCAAGAGCGCCCAAGAAAGTCTTTTGCCTCGTTTTAATCGCGAATTGGGCGTTGATTATCATGTTGTTAGGGTGCCCATGAGTAATTTTCAATTTAAAGTGTATGAAGATGCTCGTATTAAAGAGAGACTAACTGAGAAACCTTCTAAAAAACAGCAGACGCCTACGAATGATTTGTATGCCGAGTCAAATTCAACATATCGTATATTTTCTCGTTTATTTTGTAATTATGTAATGCCTGGAAGACCTGTTCCAGATAGAGGAGGAGGATATGACTTTTTTTCATTTAAAAAAAATAATATTCCGCCTGAGATTCCTTTAACTGCAATTGTGGAAGAGTTTGAAAAAAATGGTGAACTTTGGGTAAAAGTTCAAATTAAAAAACAAAAAATTACCAAACCATCCTTAGGTAGTAATTTTAAACCCGTTGAATTATCAAAAAAAATTGAAAAAAAGAAAAAAGAAATTGAAGCGCAATCAGTAGCAGCGCAAGAAGTAGAAGCGCCAGCAGTAGAACAAGCGCCAGCAGTAGAAGAAGAAGCGCCAGAAGTAGAAGAAGAAGAAGAGGGGCAAGCGCCAGCAGCAACAATAAAAGCAGCAGCATCAGCAGCAGAAGAAGGAGAAGACATTGAGGATGCTTTAAAAGAGGCGAACAAATATGAAAAAGAAGGTTTCGACGAAGAAGATCGAGAAGGTGAAGTGGAAGGGGATGAAATTTTAGATAAAATTGGAGGTACGCAATACAAAGAAAGAATTGACGCCGCACTCAAATATCTCAAGGATAACGGCAATGAGTTTTTGACACCCGAAGCACTTGAAATATATAGTCCTAAATATTTAAAAATACTTGAAAACATTCAAGACCCAAACCATGTTGGGTTAAATTTAGTATATAGTCAATTTAGAACTCTAGAAGGAATCGGAATTTTCTCTCTTGTCCTAGAAAAAAACGGGTTTGCTCGATTTAGAATCAAACGCAATGCTTCTACAAATGAATGGGAAATGGATATCCCTGAAGAAGATTTGGGGAAACCTACTTATGGTTTATATACTGGAACAGAAAGTCCGGAAGAACGCGCGGTCATATTAAAAATTTATAACGGCGAATGGGATTCACTTGACCCCAATTTAGCAATAAAGTTGCGCGAAATTGCGAATAATAATAATGTAGGTGAAATCATTAAAGTTCTCATGATTACTTCATCTGGTTCTGAAGGTATTAATTTAAGGAATACTCGGTATGTTCACATTATGGAACCCTATTGGCATCCCGTTAGAACCGACCAGGTTATTGGGCGCGCCAGACGTATTTGTAGTCATACTAAATTGCCTCTTGCTTTACAAACAGTCGAAGTATTTGTGTATTTAATGGAACTAACCAAGGAGCAATTGGAATCTAAAGATGCGATTGAATTGAAAAGAAAGGATTTAAGTAAGATCGCAAAGCTGCCTGTAACAACGGACCAATTGTTATATGAAATTTCCGAAATTAAAGCAAAATTAAGCAATCAACTAATTAATGCCATTAAAGCGTCGTCTTTTGACTGTAATTTGTATAGTAATGGCGACTGTGTTAACTTTGGAGAGACAAACAATACGGACTACTCTTATGTCCCTGATTACACAAAACAACAAAATGATAATACGTCAATGGCAAATAAAGATAAAATTACATGGACTGGAAAACCGATTACTATTTCTGGAAAAGAATATGTATATAGGGTCATGAGTAATGATGTGAAAAATTTATATGATAAAGCAAAATATTTACAGGGAATTGCGGTTTTAAAGGGAACCTTAGAGAAAAACGAGAGAGGACAAGATGTATTTAAACAGGTATTATAATTCCACTTTTAAAAAAAGTGGAGCAAAAGAATTAATACCATTTTACCCACTTTTAAACCGAATATTTTAGACATCTTCAAAATCATAAACTGCTTTCATCATTTCAACTAATTCTTTTATATTATTTTTTAATTCTTTAATTTCATTTTTCATTTCTTTTACATCGTTTTGTAATTCTATATAATCTATTTTATTAATACTAATTAATATATTATCTATTTTTGTTGGTTTAATTTTTTTTTCTGGTTTATCTGCTATTTCAGTTTTCTTTTTATCTTTATCTTTATCTTTATTATTAGACACTATTTCTTTGTATAAATCACTGTTTTTATATACAATATATCCTCTTGCTGATTGTCTATTAAGAATATATTTGTTCTTAATTAATCTAGAAATTATTCCACCAGGTGCTCTATTATGTATTTTTGATATTTCTAATATATCAAGCATATCTTCATTATATAATTTATTTAATTGTATGTCTTCTTCTTGTGACCAAGGTTCTCCAGCATTTTTAAATATAATTTCCATTTCTATTATGTTATTTATTGAAAATAATTTTAAACTATTTTAAACTTATAATAATTTAAAAAAGAAGTAATAATATTATACATTAGAAATGGGAATTTATAGTAATGGCAATATTTTTGGAATACAAATATATAATTTTAATGATGATGATATTAGCAATGTATTATTTGAAGAGAAATATGATGAAGTAATGAGTTATCATCAAATGAGAGAAGCATATTTATTCTACAATAACTTAAATGATAAAAATAACATTTTTATTAAAATTTATACTGAATGTACTAGCACATTAAGTTATAATAGAGATAACTTTATGATGTGGCAACCATTGCCATTAGATACATTTTTAGAAAAAATCAACTTTTAAAAATCCACTTTTAAAAAAAGTGGAGCAAAAATGTATTAAAACTTTTGCTCTTCGTTTCACATAACTTTTTAAAAGTGGATAAAATAGTATTAAATCTTTTGCTCCACTTTTTTTAAAAGTGGAAAAAGTGGATAAAAAATTGATTTAAAAATTATATAATAAAGAATTAGTATTATATAATTAAAATGGAAATGTTACTTGAAACTATGTTTATTAAGCGATTTTGCTTGCCCTCAAACACAAATGTCGAAAAATATGAAACCGGTGAGGAGAATATTAACTCATGTCTATGTGGTCATTATAACCATATAGCATGCGTCTTGAAAGGGAAACAACGCTAACTTGAAAAATCCGCGTGTCCTCAGTTTTGGAATAAATATGATGGGTGACTGCGACGGTGTTGAACCAGGCATTCACGCCGAGCATAATGCTTTATTAAAATTAAAACCAATAAAAATTAAAAAGAAATTAGAATCGATCAATTTACTAGTTGTCCGATTTTCAAAAACTAGTAAAATACAGTCTAGTAAACCGTGTAACAATTGTATTAAAATAATGAGCGAAATCCCGGAGAAAAAGGGGTATAAAATCCAACATATTTATTATTCAGATAGTGATGGCAATATAGTAAAAACAAATTTATCCAGTTTGATGAATGAAGAACAACACTATTCTAGGTTTTATAGAAAGTGTAGATTATAGATTATAGATTATGGAAATAATCTATAATATTTTTTTATTAATAAATATTAGTATTTATATAATGGGTAATAGTAATAGTAATAGTAATAGTAACTTAAATACTTCGCAACTTATACCCGATGATAGTTTAAGTAATATGGAAGCAGGTATACCAAATGAACTTATTTTTACATTTTATATAGTAACACATGGAGCAATAATTAATGTTAACTTGACACGAGATGAAGAAAAACTTTTTGATAATTGTAGAATGTTTAGTAAATCAGGTTCAACATGTTATGCGTATGCTTCAGAATCAGTACAAAATGATATTACATTTTTAAAACAACAATTACAAAAAAAATTAAATAATTCAAGTTTTGATATTATTAATAATTGTATAAAACAAAATCTTAAACCTAAATATATTAGTAAAGTTAATTCTTTGGAAAATTCAGAATTAATTCCTTATGGTTTTCCAGATACTAAAGAAGACAAAAATTTTATTATTTCAAATTGTCGTAAAACATTACTAAGAGTTACAAATGACAAAATATTTAGTGTTGGAAATGAAAATGGTCTAGGAATATTTTTATTATCTGTTCATAAAAAAGAATTAGATGGGTCTTTATCTCATATAAAAATAGATAATCCTTATTTATTAAATTTATTAATTATTAGTGAATTACAAATATTCGCAAAAATATTTGGTGGTGTTGTTCCAGAATTAAAAAATGAAGAGTTTAATATAAATAAAATAAATTCATGGTCTGGAATAGAATTGTCTTCTGATAATAAAGAAATTATAAAATTTAAAATGTCAAAATTTGTGGAAATAATAAATAGCATACTTAAAAATACTGGGAAAAAATGTAAATATAATTTAATAGATGAATCATGCTCTAAAGATATAAATGATCCATATCTAAAAAAATCATTTCCTGGTGTTGATGAAGAAAATACATTTACTGGAAAAGAGGTTTTTGGCGGAAAAAACAAAAAAAAAGGAAAAAAGAAAAATACAATTTTTAAAAAAAGAATAAAAAATAAAACAAAAAGGAAATACTAACTATTTTTATTCATGAAATTTATTATTAAATCTAATTTTTGATGTAAAACTTTCATTTCTTCTTTCAAGTCAGCAAGTTCATCCTTTTTACTTGGAATTGTTTTCAATTTTGAAAAAATGTTTTTTGCTTCTTGGTCATCTATTATTTCATTTGCTATAATTTCGTCCGTCCTTTCATCAGCCCAAGAGAGAACTTTTTTCTTATTATTATTATTAATATTATTATTTAAATCAATTACATCTTTTTGTATGACATTTTTACTTACATTTGTCTCATTATCAATTTTTATATATTTTATAGGATTATTTACATTAGATGATACTAAAGGCAATTTTTCTGCTTTTAAAGATGTCTCTTGAGGTTTTAACCATGAACTTGCTTGATTATCATTATTATTAGTAAGTGTTTTATTTAACTGTTCCACATCATAATTCCTTTGCGCCATGTATCGTTTCACTTCAACTTCTATTTCAGAAAGTGGTTCATCTTTTTTATCACTAAAATCGGGTGTAGGCGGCACGGGTAGCGCCATTGCGCTTGTAAATTCCTGCTGTCTGCTATTTAAATCTTTTTCAAACTTAGATAAACGGTCATTTTGAAGTTCTTCATAAGTAACCAGTTTTTTTTCATTAGGAGGTGTAGGTGTAGGTGTGGGTTTATTAAAATTTTTATTGATAAAATTCATCATAACCGTAATATAATTTTTGTTAAGTTCAGTTAAGTTGTTATTATTTGTAGAATCATGGAACTTTTTTAGGTTCACATTAAAGATATCAATGATCTGAGAAACTTCATTCTGGGGTTTATTTTTCATAAAATCATTGTCCATTATTACTTCCCATAAGAGAGAAACATTTTGTTTCGTTAAAAAATCTGTTTTGCTCATTATATAAATAATATAATAAATACTATTTATATTTTTTACATATAAACAAATTTATAGACTTTTATTAAAATATCTGTCTCTAAATTCACTCATAAATTTGTCCTTTAATACATGCGTTTTCAAATAATGGTCTGTAATTTTATCCTGTAACATGTGAACAATGAAGAAAATGGAATAAATACCACATTCCGTATCTCCATATTGATGTTCCACCGGATGATTTTCATCGTATTTAAAATCAATCCCCAATTCTTTACCTTGTTTCATAACTCTGTCGACAAAAACCTTGATTTCTTTTGGCGCTTTTCGTCCTACACTATCAAAGAAAAAGATGCGCGCTTTCTTTATATTGATAAACATTGAAATCCAATGCTCGCCTGATTTGTCATGGGTATCTGTATTAAAAATAATCCCGATTTTGAATTTACCACGATCTATTTGGTCTTTTACACTGAATTTACATAATTCTTCCCAAACGCATTCGCCAAATAATAGTTTTTTGTCAAAATCAATTGGAGATGGTCCGATAAACTCATAGCACTTATATGCGTGTTCAAATTGTTTCATTACATTTATTAAATCCATACTTGTAAGCCACTCATTCGGTTTTCCTTTCCAATCATCGGGTTGCAATGGAGCAAAAGATTCTTTTTGAATTGTGGAGACATCTTTTGAATTTACAAAATTTTGTTTTAACCAGCAAGATTCTGTATTACATGTCTTACTCATGTATTTGGATAATTGAGCGTGAATTTCCTCATCACTATTTGAATTAATTAATAAATCTGGGTGTCTGGCATTCCATAAGTCACGCAGTTTAAAAAGAGTTTTGTCCGTATAACATGAAAACATATTTAATTCATCCTTTTTTTTAGGACTACACCGGATCTTTTTTGCGTGGAAATTTTTTAATGTATTGTGCAATGAAGGTTTAATTGGGTTATTTTTTTTTGTTGTGTTGTATATTGCGTCTACCGTTTTTACTTCGATTAACTTTTTTTTGCTTCTTTTTTTAAATTGTCTATTTTTTCTTTTAAACAACCTTTTCGTTTTTGGTTTCCTCATAATTATTATCTATATTTTTCTTTTTCCTTAATTTATTAAGATTCTTTTTATTTTTAGTATGAGGTATAAATATATCAATGGGAGTTTTTTTTACAAAGTTGTCTAAATACATATTTTCCATTTTATTTTTTAAAGAACGCATTTCTTCTTCATCTGCTCCTTCTATAAATTCATTTACTACTTCTACTTGTTCTTCTTCTTCTACTACTTGTTCTTCTTCTTCTCCTTCTATTATTTCTTCTTCTCCTACTTGTTCTTCTTCTATATCTTCTTTATCATACTCTGCTTGAACCGTTTCTGTATGGTCGGTCATTTTAAAATGATGAATACATGATTTTAGGAAACTTTCAAAAGCAAATTTAATGTCTGCCGGCATATCTTCCACATCTTTTTTCCTTAATAAATTTTTGGTTAATTTTATAAATCGTTGACTATAAAATTTCCTTTCTCTCTTTGAAGTAGATTCCGATGTCTTTTTTTCCATGTAATTTGAATATTGTGACTTATTCATTAAATACTGTAGTGTTATTTGGTTTACGAATGATTCTGAGTTAGAAATTGATTCAGAATTTGATTCTTCTTCTTCGGACGACATAATTATAGTATTTAATTTTAAATAAATACTATAATTTAAACTTAAACTTATCATTAAACTTAAGTTTTATTCTGTTAAATCCTTTACTTGACATCGCGTCGAATTATTAAAAGAACCAAAACCAACTGTTTTATTATCTGGATTTGGGTTAAAGGCATCAAAATTTTCCTTTTTAAATAATAGTGGATGTGTTTGTTGAACATGCTTAGGAAAAAATGAATATTGATATAAATCACTCTTACTATCAGGAACATAAGTAGACTGACTGCACTTCTGTAAAGCAAAAATTTGGTTTCTCAATTCAGACTCTTTATTTATACCTGATGCGAATCCAGACCACGGAGATTCAGTATTTCCAGGATTAAAAACAGTATGGGGTGTAAAATCGGGTGCTTTCATTAGTTTTACATGATTCATTTTTCTTGGGTCAACAATAGGCAAAAATGAGTATTTTGTCGAAACTGCTCTTACATCTAAATAAGGTTGAAGCGGTTTTGAAGGAATGTTTCTCTCGTATATTCTTGAATTTTGAGTATTATGAATGTTTGCTACAGTTTCTTGCATCTTATATTATATTATATATAATATTTTTATATGTCTAATATTTTTTAAAATTATAGAATATTTTAATAATATAGAATGACAAATATTTACGGAATACAAGAAAATTTTTTTAATATTGTAATATTTATCAATTATTTATTGTATTTTATTATTGTTTTTGGTATTTCTATTAATGCGCCTGATTATTTATCCTCTCTCGATTATTATGTTAAAATGTATATATCTGGTTTTTTATTGTTTCGTTTTAATCCATTTAGAAAAGTGGAGTTTACTGAATTAGATCGTAAAATTGTATTTAGTGCGGCAATTTTTATTTTTACAACTACTGCGATTAATAGTTTATTAATTACCTATTTAAAGAAAATAAAGGGGTATTTTGTTCAAAAGTTTAAAAGTTAAGTTAAAAGATTAAGTTTACACATAATTTTATTTTTTTTAAAAAGTGAAAAAAAGTGAAAAAAAAATAAAAAAATTGAAATACTTTTTTGAGATACTAAGATTGGTAAATATATTATAGACTTCTTACTATTCAAAATAGAAAATTTTAACAAATTAAAAGTATAAACTGATAAATTTATTTATTAAAAATGAACTCCAGTGATATCATTACTTTGACAAGTGTCACAGGCGACAAATGGGAAGGAGAATCTACCTTTGAACATGATTACGTATTCGCTTGCAACCATTGTGAATGTGAAATGGAAGATGGCATGACTTGGCATTGGAAAGGCGAACAATACTATTGTGCCGATTGCGTGTCGATCTTGTTTGACCAACCAAAACCACTTACCGCCTATGAAATCATGCAAAAAGAAAGCCAAGAACGAGAACGTCAACTACAAGCACACCTAGAACAAGAGCGCCTTAAAGTACCGGAATCTGAACGCAGACGCATTAGAGAAGAACGCGAAGAACGAGAGCGTCGATACCAGAAAGAACATGAAGAGGAAATGGAAGAACGACAGCGTGAACGCGAAAGTAGAGAAGTTGAAAGAAGGAATACTCATTCAACTTTGTCGATCATACTTGCCATGGAAGAGAGCAAGAGAATACAAAAACGTACTAGAGAACTTGAGATGGAACACGACATTGAGAGCACTCGTTTAACCTGCGAATACACGGGTCCCGAGGAACATGACCCCCGATACGATTACGATTCTCTTATTCAAGAAGAAGACAGAAAGTATTTCGTCCATACAAGGTGTTACGATTGGGATCCTAAAACTGGGTTTGAAACTCTGTCTCGTGAGTATTATCATGAACAAGAGCAAGAGGAAGAGGAGGACTTGTTCCCTAAAGATCACATGTTACACAATGAATGGATGTTACACAATGACCAGATGTTACACGAAGATCCTTTACCTAGTACTGTGGAAGAACTTTACGAGTATTTAGAACACGAATTGGAACCAGTCTCTATTGTACCCGAAGACGCAGTCAAGTTAGACGAAGAATTCATTTACTGCGACACATACGACGAAGCAAAAGAAGTGCTCGAACAAGTGACTTGCGAACAAAATGATGTGACTCAACTGCTACCCGACGACTCATATAATATTTCGCAGCAATATGGCAGGTTTTGGTATGTGCTTAGACCGGTTGAAGGTAACCCGACCAAATTCAGCATTTCTGTATTCGCTTCAAAGGATGAAGTCGCAACAAAATACCTAATAAGACAACTCGAGGAGTGTATTTACCGCATCGACTATCTATTTTGCCCAGAGGACTACCGAGAAGAATCATACTATGGTTCAGAAGCAGAGGCACACGGACAAGAAGTATACCCAGACAACTGGAACCAAATTCAGGAGTCGTGTTATGTGTGTAGAAAAGTCGATTATCTACATTTAATGCGCGCGTTCCGAGGACAAAATGTTGTATGTAGTGACTGTGAACCCAAAGTAAAACAATGCACCGAATGTGACACGATTACACAAGACAAAACCTACTTTGATCCTAACACGCGTATTCGTTTGTGTTTCGACTGCCGTTTCAAGACAACAGAAGGGGTTCAGATGCCGCTTGAAGAACACTTGATGGTAAGACGCGACATACAGCACCTTAGACCCCAACATTTTGATGTTCTCGTTGATTACGCCGCGCTAGCCGAGTTTACCATATTTGACGCTTATCATTACAAATCGAGGTGCCACTTCTATGATTGTATTCAACGAATGTCACCGTCTGGTTGGTGTGCCGAAGAAACATTGGCGTTTTGCTGTCGCAGACACTCTGAATATGCCGATGAATGTGGTTGTCACTGTACGAATGTTTGGAATGGCACTGACTATGATGACCACTATGAACAAGCAACGTGTAAAATCTGTAACTCGCCTCACAAAGCAAACGTAGATAGTCGTAATGCTCTTATGGCAAGTGGTCAAGGTAACAACCCAATTGTGTCGGCAATCCGTGTCTTCGAGGAACTCTCTATGTCAAATGTCTTGTTCGATTCATTGGTAGACCTTTGCGAGTATTTTAAATAATAAATAAATAATAATAATAAATAATAAAAAATTGTATCTGTATCTGTATCTGTATTGTGTGTATGTGTATTGTATATTGTGTATTTGTGTATTTGTGTATTTGTATAATTTTAATCTTAACTTTAAACTTAATTAAGCGGTTAAAAACCGCACCCCCTTTTTTTCATTGATAAAAAATAAAAATAAAAAATAACAAATAACAAATAATTTTGCTCTACTTTTTTTAAAAGTAGAAAAAGTAGAAAAAATTGAAATGCTTTTTTTATTTTTTATAAAAGTATTAATATTTAATAATATACCCGTTTAAGTTTAAAACAATAAATAGAAATAATAATTAAGAATGTTGACACGCTCTATGACAAAATATTACCAGTCGGATGAATACAAGAGAGAAGTATCGAAGAGTATTTACAATGACAGTAGTTTAAGGTCCTCTATAAATTACCTTACTAGAACAGACATTGTTAACTCAGTTAGACCGAGCATCATTGTAATGGGTCGCAAATATTATAGGCGTAACACAGATATGATCGTTGATAATAAACCAACCGTCAACAAGGCGCAAAGTGAGATTGATGAGCAGATACCTTTATCAAATGATGTATATCAAGCAATATACGACTTACTATGTGAACTCGATGATTTAATTCTAAAAAATGGGCGCGTAACAATTCACACGAAACTTGAAGTCAAACTACTAGGACGGCGCTTCACGTTTGGAAGATATGGTCTAAATATAGAACCATTATTTGGAGAAAAAACGGTAAGTTTTTATGGAGACATATACCCTTATAATATTGTATAATAACCTTTATAACATGTATTTTAAACCTTTATAACCTGTATTTTAAACCTGTATAACTTTATATAATTTAATTAATTAAAATAATAATTTTTGCTCTACTTTTATTAAAAGTAGAAAAAGTAGAAAAAAATTGAAACCTTTTTTTATTTTTTTATAAAAAGTATTAATAATTAAATATTAAGTTAAGTTTAAAACTAATAATATATAAAGTTAAAAAGATAAAATAAAATGACTGAAGTAAAGAAAGGTAAAGTATACTTAGCCAGTATGAATTTGAGGGGAGCTCGCGCCGTTAAGTTGAATCCCGAGTCACTCAACTTAAATGTCACCAGTGCTCAACGCACGTTAAGTTTAGATAGAAGGGATTTTAGTCCAATGACTCCTATTGAGGGAGGATATATGGGTTATTGGAATTTTGAAAGTAGATGGCAATCTGGTAAGATATTTGAAGGTATTGATGAGAAGGTAAGTAAGGCCTGGTGGAAGGCCCAATTAGTCGCCAAGAGAAGGTATCCTAAAGGTAAAGGAAAAAAGATATTATGTGCTCGTTTTGAGGGTTATGAGGACAGAGGAGATATGGACTATGTGACTAGTAGAAAGGATGTCTATTGTAAGGAGTATTATGAGTTAATTAAAAATAGAGAAAGGACTTTGTATTGGAAGAAGTTACTAGAAGAAGGTGAGGATATTACTATATATGACTTTGATGGACCTAGAACTGAAGATAAAGGTGTGACTTGTTTGGAGTTAACTGAGGAACTGATAAGAGAGAAGGTAAAGGACTTAAGTGTGCCTTTTGGGCATTGTTATGTTGTAGGTATGCTTTTGAGTGGTATGGACTTAAGTATTTTGAATTTATAATATTGTTTATATAATTTGTATTTGTATTTGTATTTGTATTTATATTTTTAGTATAATTTAATTAATAGAATGATTTAAGGGGTAACCCTTTTTTTACATTATTTTACTTTATTTTAGTTTAAACATATCATTCATATTTAATAATTATGGATTACATATCTGTTTTACATGATTCAATCAAAACATCGGTTACTATGAACATATTTGAAAATATAAACGATTCATCTATAGCACACATTTTTAATTCCAAACTGGTTAAAATAAACTTGTTATTGTGTAAAAATATGCTTAATTTTGATTCAAATCGATTACAAAATACGGCAGAAGAAGCGTATCCAATACATAATAGACCTCGTGGCGACGACGATATAAATAGTGTACTTTTTCATCAAAACCAAATAAAAAATGGTCAAAATTTGGAACCGATTTGGATAATCGTTCGGGATAATCAGTATATTTTATTGGACGGCGCACATAGAATCGTTGCTAGTTATATAGAAAACAAACCCATTTTATATTCATATATTATTTATAATTAGTATTTAGTATTTAGTATTTTACAAAAGATATTTAATTCGATAAATCCGCAATTCGTTTTTCCAACTCTTTTATTTTTTGTTCCATCAACAAATTTTTATGGTGTAACTGATGAATATTCATGGTCGTATTTGAATAGGGAATTGGACTCGGATTGTTATATAACAAAAAGCAATCACTGTCGTTCTCTCTTTCGTCTGTATTTGTATTTATGTTATTTGTATATTTTTTATGAGGAATTCGATAGGGATACAAAGTATAAGAACCCTCTGTTTCATTATAGTGAAGTTGATCATCATTGAACTCATTTGACATGTATACGCATGCTTTTTGGAAATTCGAATCTTCCACTCCTGTTTCTTCATCAATAATTGGTTCAAAATCCACGCGGTCTACTTTTCCTACGCAAAATTTCCAAAAGAGGTATTTTATTATTTCATCCGTATAACGCTTATTTATTCTGGGAACGCAAAGACTTTTATTCATGTTTGACGACATTTTTCTTATAACAATAAATGATTTATAATTTATTTTATAATTTAAAAAGGATTTCAATTTTTTTGACTTGTTTAAAAAAAATACAAAAAATAAAAAAATTGAAATGCTTTTTTTGAATAATAAGAAAGATATATTTTATGAAATCACATTGCCAAATTACAAATTTGAAACAAAACTTTTAAGAAAACTTTTAGAAAATGAGTCACGGAAACAAGAACTACGGAAACAAGAATTGCGGAAACAAGAAATTTTGCAAGGTCTGCTTTGATGCCGGAAAATCGGAAAGCGTGTATACGAATCATACCGTTAAGACGAAGAATCTCATGACCGGCAAGATGGAGACGACTTGTGTTACCCTGTTGGCATTGAATTGTCGTTACTGTTTTGAGAATGGACACACTGTCAAATTTTGTCCTGTGTTGGAAGCAAACGCCAAAACAAGAAAGAACCAAGACATTCAACATGCCAGAGAAAGACACGCACAAGTCCAGGTTGCTCAAGCACTGCCCGCGATTGCAAAGAAGGGGTTTGCTGTTTTGCAAGACGATTCGGATGATGAGTCGAGTCCAAGACAAGTCGAGACAAGACCCGTCGATACTCCAAGACCTGTCGTAGACGAATTCCCGTCTTTGATGAGACAGTCTTCATCCAGATCAGAAAGCGTTGCCGTGTTGAATTTTGCCTGCGCCGCTGCTTTGCCTGCTGTTCCCAAACCCAAGATGACATTTGTCGCCGCCCCTCCTGTTGCCAAGAAGGAACCCGAATACGAATACGATTCCGAGGATGAAGTGGTTGAAGAGGAAGAGGAAGAGGAAATAGTGATTAGTTCCAATCCTTTCGAATTTATTCGTGTGACCACAAGCGATTCTGCTCCTTCTGCTCCTCTTGGATACTGGAATGATGACGATTGGTAAGTAACTGTCTAAAAAGTTTTAAATTATTATTATTATTATTATTATTGTTATTATTATATACAAAAAAAGATTAGAAAAAACTAGAAAAATTATATACAAAAAAATTAGAAAAATATATACAAAAAAATAGAAAAAATAGAAAAAAATTAGAAAAAGATAAAAAACAAAAACAAAAAAGAATTTGATAGTCTTCGGACTATCTTTTTTCTTTTTCTTTTTTCATATTAAAAGTATATTTATATTATATTATATTAATGAATTATAGAAATTATGATGTTGTAATTATCGGATCAGGAATTGCCGGATTATATAGCGCATATAATTTAAAAAAAATGAACCCAAGTCTCTCTTTTATAGTCTTAGAAAAACATAAAAAACAATGGATTGGCGGAAGGACAAGCAATGAGACCTTTTATGGAACCGAGATTGTAACCGGCGCGGGTATTGGAAGAAAAAAAAAGGATAAATTACTTATTCAATTAATGGAAGACCTTGATGTTAAGTTTAGCGAGTTTGATTTTAATCCTATTATTGCCAATACGATTCATAATCCCATTGACATTAAGAAAATGGTTAGTGACTTAAAAAAGAGAACCGTGTATGCCAATGAAACCTTTAAAAAGTTTGCCAAGAAAGCATTAGGAGAAGTAGAATACGCCAATTTTTTGATTACAAATGGTTACACTGATTATGAAAACGATGATGCGTTTGATGTCATGGAACATTATGGACTTGAAGATAATTATTCTTCCTGGACAGGTCTTACTATTCATTGGAAAAAACTGATTCTGGCACTTATACATAGCGTCGGCATGAATAATATAAGGTCTTCTTGTGGCGCAACCAGTATATATAGTTTTGAAAAGGGAAAATATAAAAAAAATGGCACCGATTTTAGTTGCGATATTTACGACTATTGTGTTGAAACAGATAACAACATTGCTTACTATTGTAATAAAATTATTGTGGCAACCACGATAACAAGTTTGCGTTCATTGTTCCCACGCCATAAAATATATGACCAAATAGAGGGGCAACCTTTTTTACGACTCTACGCTAAATTCTCCAAATCATCTGTTCCTGTCATGAAAGAGTATGTCAAAGGATATACCATTGTTCCGAGTGTGCTTCAAAAAATCATACCCATTGACGCAAACAAAGGTATCTACATGATTGCGTATTCGGATAATAAAAGCGCGGAATTTCTTAAAAATAAGTTAAGCGATACCGAGGAGAATCGTGAAATGTTTGCTTTGCTCGTGGAAACATCACTCGGAATGCCTATAAATACAGTAAAAATCAACGCACTGAAGGACTTTTATTGGCCTATAGGTACACATTATTATAAACCATTGGATATAAAAACGTATTGCGATCGGGAGGAATTTATTTATGTGGCACAACATCCAGACCCGAATATAATTGTTGTTGGTGAAGTGGTTGCAAGCAATCAGGGGTGGACAGAAGGAGCGCTTGAGAGCGTTAAAAAGGCGCTTACGAAGACTTGGTTAAAGTAATTAAATATATGCTTTTGCTAAATAGTATCCATGGTATATTAACGCGGCGTAAGCAATGATTGCTAAAGAGTCATAATATTTTGCTCCCGTATTCGGCGCAGTATAACCAATGTATAAAAGTAGAGGACCTATAATAAGCAAGTGAATCCAATTAATGATTCTTATAACGGAAAAAGTGAACGAATTTGTCAGAATTTTGTATCCGTGAAAGAGTATGACATATGCGCCAAATAGTTGCAATGCGTATTTTATGTAGAGAGACATATTGTTCCCTTTTGAAACACAATAGAGTAAAAATGGGACGATTATGAAAACATGAATAATACTTACCAAGTTCTGAATATACATTTAATATAAATGTATATTTATTTTTATTTTCTTCTTTTTATAGATTTTTGTTTTTTGGATTTCCTAGATTTTTTTATCTTTTTATTTGACTTTTTATTCCTTCTTTTGCCGCCATAATCAATCCCTTTTTTACCCATATAATCCTTTAAGTTTATCATATCACCTACATCGGTATGATTATACACATTATACACCATAGGGTCTGATTGTAACGTTGCTAATGTCATTGTTAGAGGCCATTTCTCTAAAATTTCAACAATCTTGTCATAACCATTAGAATTAGCAACATCTATAGTTTTTTTGTCAAACCTAGCACCTTTAGACAAAAGCAATTTGACTACTTCTTCATTACCATTCTTGGACGCCATATATAAAGCATCATTTATGTCAGCACCGTTAAAAATAAGAATATCGACGACTGCTTGATGACCATTCTTGGACGCCAAATATAAAGGAGTCTCTTCCTTCCAGTTTTTTATATTCACCTTAGCACCGTTTTCTAAAAGCACCTTAACAACGTCTAAACGACCGTTCTCGGACGCCAGATGTAAAGGAAGATTGCCTCCATAGGGAGCACTATAATTTAATTTACGATTATTTAATTCTTTATCTTTAGACAAAAGTAACTTGACAACTTCAGCATGACCGTTCTCGGACGCCGGATATAAAGGAGTCCCATGATGAGATGATTCTATATTCACGTTAGCACCCTTTTCTAAAAGCATCCTAACGACTTCTGTATGACCCTTCTCGGACGCCAGATATAAAGGAGTCTCTTTCCCCGATTTCATAATATCAACCATAGCACCCCTTTCTAAAAGAATCTCTACAATAGGAATATCACCATTATTTGCCGCCACAATTAAAGGACTTCGGTAATTATCGCCACGTTCTTGATAATTTACATTAGCCATTAACCCAAACGTAGGCGAAAAAAATTTTCGTTCAGTAAGCTTTTTGACCATTTCAAAATTACGTTTTTTACACGCTTCCAAAAGATCATGATCTATATTTATTGCTGTTAGCATATAATATATATATATACATTTATTTTCTTCTTTTTCGAATCGTTTTTCTTTTCTTTTTCTTGTTATTCTTAGATTTGTTATTTCTAAATCTCTTTGACTTTTTGTTTTTTCTTTTAACACCCATAGCATGATCTGGTTGAGGAATAAATTCTTCGCTTGAAGAATCTTCGCTGGAAGATATTACTTGATTATAAGCACCGTTATCCAAAAGTGTTTGTACTACGTCTGGATTTTTCATTAATGTTGCATAATAGATTGGAGTTTTTTCAGTAACGTCTCTTTCGTTTACATTAGCACCTTTCGAAATAAGCATCTTGACAACTTCATTATGACCATTTACCGCCGCCTTATGTAAAGAGGTCGAACCATATTTGTCTTTATATTTTACAATAGCACCTTCACGAATAAGTCTATTTGCGCCTTCTAAATCACCACTTCTACACGCCTGCATAAGTTCTTTGTTTAAATCTGCCATATAATATATACATTTATTTTCTTCTTTTTCGAATTGTTTTTCTTTTCTTTTTTCTGGATTTTTTAGATTTCTTTTTGTTATTTATAGATTTTCTTTTCTTGGATTTTTTGCCGCCTTTTTTATATTTCTCCAACATTTTAAGAACATCTGTGTTTTCTCTCTGTAACAATTCAACAATTTCTGGGTAATTTTCAGCAACCTCTCTAGTTTCTTCGTCAACAATAGCATGATTTATTAAAAGAGTATCCACCATATCTTTATGACCATTTTTACATGCGTAATATAAAGCAGTCTTACCATTTTTATCTTTAGCATATACGTCAGCACCATAATAAATCAATCTTTCTAATAACTCACCGTAACCTAGTCTATCCCCAACTTCATCGCGACCTTTTTTTGTCAGAGCAAATAAAGGAGTATTACGTGTATAATTTATACCATTAACAATTTTTTTCAATACTTTTGGGTCATCTCTATATGGTTCTAATAAATCTAGAGTATCGTCAAAAATTCCATCTTTTATACGCTGATGTAAAACTTTTATTACATCTTTTTGATCTAGATTCAATTCTTCTCCCTCCATTCAATATATATATAATATATATATTTTTATTATTTATTATTTATATAAATTATAAATGACTTATCAATATTATAACAAAGATGTGCGAATTGTAAATGGGAAAAAAACGGTTCGCGTCGTTTCTGTTAAAAATGGACGCGGATACAAAAGTATTTCTAAATATCGCGGAAAAAAACGTTTAGGGACTGTGAAAAAACCGATTCATGACGACCACATACCTTTAATTGGTGGAGGCAAATTCATTCCTGGACTATTTGATGACTGTATTTGTACTAATAGTAAGAAAACTAAGAAAAATAAAAGTAAAAAATAAATTTTAAAAAAATGAATCGAATTATTTATATAAAGTGAATGATATAAATAAATTAGTTTTAATAAAATGAGTTTTAATACCAAATCAGTTGCGGTTTATCCTACTGCTACTGCTGTAAAAATTGAAGAACCAACGAATACGGAATACACTTTTACTGAGATTATCATTCATAGTAGCACAAATAATAATACCAATAGTAGTGAAATAAAAGGCATCTTAAAAAAACCGGAACCCGAAAGCGGAGAAAATATTCTCCTATGTGTGAAAACAGTCATGTTTACAATATTATTGGCATTTACGCTTCCATTCATAGTGTGTAATTTATATTACGCATATAATGATGACTCGTGTGTGACCATAAACCCAGACAATTTTGGTGTTAATTTACAGACATATTTGGCAGTGGATGGTATTATTCTCGCGGTCGCGCTCTTTGTAATCATGCTTTCTGCGTACTGTTTTGTTAAAGAAGGACCGAATGATGATCATTGTTGTTTATATACATTTGGAAAATTCGCAACTATATTTGGAATGGCGTGGACAATAATTGGGTCCGTTATATTTTGGAAGTTCATTGATAATAAACGATGTGATGGTCCGGTTTACAATTATGTTTCTGCCCAATTAGTTATAAAAATTGTATGCTATTTCTTCAGAATTATGTCTAATATAAATAATAATAATAATAAATAAATAATAATAATAATAAATAAATAATATAAAAATATCCTTATTATTTACATATACATTTAATGAATACAAATAATAATAATAATAATAATAATAATAATAATACAAATAATAATAATAAAATTACAATTACAGTGAGTAATCGAACTGGCAAAAAACTTCAGACTTTTTTGTATGGTTTGGGACAAGAATTTGATTTAAAAAAAATAATAAAATATTTCAAAAAGACGTTTAGTTGCACAGGTAGTATTGAACAAAGTGAAGAGTTTGGCGAAGTAATTAAGTTAACGGGTGACCAAAGAAAGGGGATTTTTGATTTTTTAATTGGTGAGGAAATTTGTAATAAAAGTGATATTATTATGAAGGGACTCTAAGCTTTAAAGTTTGCTTTAAAACAATGTTAAATCTAATCCGATAAATGGTCAAGTGCCGATAAAATAACCAGTTCCTGACTCGTCAACTTCTGGAATACAATGTTGTCGTCCATTTTAATCGTAAAATGCTTATTTGAAAATCCATAATTTTTTAATACGAGATTTAGACCATCATCCGTGACTTTTAATTCACAGAAAACGGCGCCTTTGGTTAAGTGATATCCTTTGGTTAAGGGGTATCCTTTGTTTTCAACAGGTATCCATCGTAAATAGGTCCCGCTCTTTAAGTCGTTCATTTCATCCACATATTTATAACCATCTAGTTTTGTTAGTAATTCAAGTGTGTTTTTTTTATTTAATCGCAGTTCCTTTAAAATCTTCAAATTCATTTCCTTTATTTTAGCAGTTGTTAAATTCATGATGTTTTCGTTTGTTTCAACATCTAATGCTTCTAATAATTTTTCCACATTTAAATTGCTCATATTTGTTATGCTATTATATAATATTAAATAGTTTTTAATATTATTTTATAAGTGAAATATTTACTTTACTTTTTTATTGTATTTTTTTTATTTCTTCTTTTTCTTTTTATTTTTTTGATTGATTTCTTTTTATTCTTCGTCTTAGTCTTATTCTTATTCTTTATTGTTTTTTTAGTTTTTGATTTTGACCTTTTTCTTTTTTTCGAACCTCCATAAACTGGTATTTGAGGTGATTGCCGACCTGTATTTGAATCTAATTGATTTCTAACATCGTTATTTGGGGTTTGATCTTTATCAAATTCTTTTTGTTGATCAAACCCCTCTGTTTCACCTAACACATTATCATCAAGAGCTGCGTCAGGATTAAAACTACTATTTAATTCATCAAAACTACTATTTAAATCATGAATACTACTATTTAAATGATGAATACTACTACTATTTAAATCATCAAAACTAGGATCAGCAAAACTACGATCAAGAGTTGTGTTAGCAAAACTACGTTCAGGAAGAGTTGTGTTAGCAAAACTACCATCAGGAAGAGAACTAATATTTAGATTCGGATTAGAATCCGATTCTTTAACTAATCCAGCGCCAAAGTCTTTTGTCGTAATAGATGTTTCTTTAATTTCATTTAATTTTTCTATAACATTGTTTGTTTTTTCAGCAATTAGTCCTTCATTGCCATTTTTATAAATTGAAAAAACAGTAAATTGCATTCCTAAGTCATAACTATTGTTTATTAATTGAAATAAATCTTCTAAACTTATTTCTTCTGGGTTTGAACAACTGATATCTTCATATAAAGTAAATACTTTTGATGGATTATTATAATATTCTAAAAACATGTTCAATAAAACTATATTTAAATCATTTGATAATTCATCAGAAGTTTTAAGTATATCTAATAAAATATCTATATTGTAACAATTAGTACCTATTTTAATGTATGTTTTGTCTCCTCCGCCAATATAATTATTCTTTTTTGATCCGCCTCCACTTCCCATTTTTTTTCTTTTTCCTTCGGTTTCACTTTTATAATTACGCTCTTTTATTTCAGTTAAAATTCTTGTTGCACCGTCTGTACCAAGTTTATCAAACATTAAGTCACGATCGTGAACACACATAAAGTGATTACCACCACTAGAACAATTATCATATGTTAAACATTCAAAAATATCATCATAAAAAATAGAGTCAAATATCTTACCCATTTCTATACCAAATATAACACTCATTGAATCCTTAGCATTACTTAATAACGGTAAATTAAAATATTTCTTAACTAATGTAGGATCATTATAAACATTACCTTCAATATCCACATAAAATACAGTACCATTATTAATTAAATCATCTAATGTATCATCTTTTGTAGCAAATAATGTTGACATACTCATTAAACCGTCTGATGTACCTTTATAAGTACAATGCATCCTGAATTGTTCATCACTTAAATCAAACTCTGTAATTTTATCTATATATTTCCAATGTCTTTCATTTGTTATAGGCAAACCAAATTTTATTGATTGGGTTGCTTCATCAATTGTGGCAAAATGGTCAATTCTAACACAACTACTAATAGGTTGAACAATATAATCACCATAATCTGTAAAAAGTATAGATACATCAGAATTTATTAATTCTTCTATATCTGATACACTATCTCCTAATTCAGTTAATGGAATCTCAAGTACACATGACGCATATACTTTACATGTCTCTATATTAATATCATCTTCACTTGTTAGAAACAAACCTTTAAGTTGTAATGAAACTATAGTGTACTCTTCTGTACGTATAAAATCAACTAAACAATAAGCTGTATTAGTCAAATTTTTACAACCATCTTGATTAGCTCCTCTTCCATCACGTATTGATGCAACACTTGACACTGGGATAGCATTTGTATTCCGTGTAACACGCACTTTATTAAACGGACCACCGGCGTTATTTCTTAAAATAAATTCTCTTTTATCACATATTATTTCTGATAATATTGTTTCACTGCTACTGCTACTGCTACTAATACCACGACTACTGAGACTGCTACTAATAACACCGCTACTGCTACTGCTACGTCTACTTCTACTGCTACTGCTACTGCTACTGCTACTACTGCTACTACTGCTACTGCTACTACCACCACCACATTTAATTTCTGGTAATTCTACTGCTCTACTTAGTAAACCTAATTTTTGAAAAAATTCTATTTTTATCTGAAAAAATTGTAATTCTAAATTACTGTACCGTCCATTTATTATTTTATCTAGAAGTTCTATTAATTTGATAAAACATATTTCATATATTTCTATATTATTAGGGTCAATAGTACGAACCAAATTTGGCAAAATAATATCCCTAATTTTTTGTTTAATTAAAAGAGCATTTTCTTGTATTTTACTAATTATTCTTCCATAACTTGTATAACTATACAAAGATATAAAGTCATGTACTTCATCTATGACCTCACCAATTTCAGCAAAAAGACCAGAAAATTTAATTCTATTATTAGGTAAAACAGAATGATTTAAAAGACTTGAAAATAATTCACTGGATATATTTCCTTTTATATTATCACGATGAGATAAAAATATTAATTCACCTATACTGCCACCACTTGAAGCACATATTTCTGTAGTTTGAATACATGCTTTCCTAAAAGCGCCACATGTTGCTGTAAATAATTCTGCTGTCATTGGGGTTGGACGTTTTTTTGTCAAAGCCAGTAATCTTTTTGCTTCTTCTATCTGTTCAAACTTTGTATTATCTGAACCGGAATAATTTTTTGGCGACCTTCTTAATGCTTTTTTTACACTTTGTATAGCATTATTTATTTCACTATGTGTCATACCTAGTTTTTCGCTTAACACACTACTTTTAGATGATCCTATTGAACCAGCAGATGAAGGAATTTCTTCTGCGTCTAACGCATTTAAATCATCAACTGCTTCTACTATATCTTCATCATTATAATCATCATATATTGAAGTTATGTTTTTTTTTAAATCTAAAAACAATCGTTCAAGTAAAGACAATTTTGAGGTTTCACAAACAGAATTAGAAGAAATATCAGAAATACCAGAACGGTTAGAATTGATTGAAAGGATTGATCTGTCTGAAACGGTTGAATTGTTTGAATTGTTTGATCTTGTTGAATCTTGTGATCCTCCTGGTTCTCCTTGTGAAGATTCATTTTCACTTTCTGCTGCCGATTTTGATGTTTCACTAAATGAATTTCCCATTAAATATAATATATATTATAAACATATTTTATAAAATTTACCAACTACTTCCGAAGCTTCCTCCTAAAAATTCACTTGCGGCCATGGGAACAAATCCCTCTGACATGCCCGGTGTTTGCGCATTTTGTAAAGGATTATTATCATTTCTTACCATGTTATTGTAATCGGGTAATTGTTGTGTTTCAGTCGGCAATGAGTTAATGGATGTTCCGTCTGTGTATCCACTTCCACTACTCATATTTTGGTTTGGAATATTGTAATTATTTTGTCCTGAAATAGGTTGAGATACTTTTACATTGTTTGAATTGTTATTGTTATTGTTATTATTTTTGCCTCCCTTTTTTCCAGACGGTTTGCCGTCCCACAACTCAGAAATGCGGTCAGTTAATACGCTCACTTTCTCTCCCAACTTTGTTTGTAAACTCAAAGTTATCATTAAAACTGCTAAAATAATAAAAACAATGTTAAAGTCTGGGTAATTCATTCCACTGTATGTGGGGACAAATGTGATAATACGATGTATCATTAAAAGTCCAATAAACATGCCAACCACCTGCAATATAATTTCGGCTAAAAGTTCGATGCTTCCTTTTCTATCGTCGGATTCAGGGACATATTTCTGCATTGCTTTATTAAGTGAGACAACTGGAATGATTGCGATTAGTGTATATTGAATTATATTTAACATATCTGATTTTGAAGCGTCGTCAAAGTTAAAGACATATTTGAAAAAGTTTTTTGAATCATCGGTGGTTTCCATCTTTATATATAGGGTATAATAAGAAATTAAAAAATAAATAAAATAGTTATTGATGAAATATAAAATTAATAATAATTTTATTTAGCAATTTTCATTTTTACTAAAAATGCGTAAGTTATTTAAAAACAAATTGTCTATTAATAATATTAAATGAGCAGTTCAAGATCGATCGCAGCAGCAAGACAAAAACGTTCTGGAGAGACAGTTCAAAAACCTCAACAGTTTCAATCACAGTCTCAATTTCAGTCACCGCCTCAACAAATGTCAAAACAGGGTCTAAGTCAAAAAACCCCAATGAAACAAGGAGCAGCAGCGCAAGCACCACCCAGACCAAAATTGTCAATTGGTGATGCGTTTGGACTGGTTACTTTGCGTTTAGGACGCGTTGAACAATTCATGTTTGATGTTCAACAGCAAGGCGGAGTTAAATCGGGTGAAAGTAGTATTCCTGAAAATTCCCAGGTGATTGATAAAAGTGTATTTACCAATATGATTAGTAGATTGGATGGTTTAGAGAAGAAAGAAACGAATACAAAACAGTTGACCACTTTAGAAAATGAATTGAGAAGTACCAAAGATTTGCTTATTAGTATGATGGCAAAATTTGACAAGTTTTCTAAAGAAACCGAAGAGAGATTTAAAGAAACCGACGATAAATTTGTCGATTTTGACTCGGCAATTGCCGATATTGAGCAAAAAATGGATTCGAATCAGGAAGAAGGAATGGACCTACAGGATGTAGATGAGAATGACGCTCTATCAAGTGATTTACAAAGTGAACTGATTGGTGGTAAAGACAAGGCGGGTATTAGTTTTGAAATATCTGAGTAGATTTACTTTATCCACTTTTAAAAAAGTGGAGCAAAAATCTACTTACGCTTTTAAAAAAGAGGAAAAGGCAGCGTTCCAAATCACGAAAAATATTATTATTTTTATTTAGGATTACCAATGAAAATAATATTCGCATTTGTTATATTTTGTTTAGTGCTTTTTATTTATTTACATGTTCAGTTTCATTTTAAAAAAAGCAATGACTTAGAAATGTATGAAATTGACCAAGCATCGAAAGAAAAATTAGAGGAAATATGTGACCTTCGGCAGCCCGTGTTGTTTGATTTCGACAATGAGAAAATAGTGGACACAACAAATAAACAATACATTTTAGACAATTACAGTGCTTTTGAAGTGAAAATAAGAAACATAAGAGAGAAAGATTTGAATGTAGAATTATTCGTCCCGTTACCCATAAATGCCGCAGTAAAGTTATTTAGTGAAGACAAAACGGCATCTTATTATTCCGAAAATAATGGCGACTTTTTACAAGAAACCGGCATTGTGAAGAATATGCGATACAATGACGAATTTCTCAGACCATCCATGGTGTCAAACTGTAATTATGATATCCTTTTTGGTGCCGCCGATGTTTGCACCCCCTTTCGTTACGAAATCAACTACCGAAATTTCTTTTTATTGACGCAAGGTAGCGCTCAAATTAAAATGGCGCCGCCGCAAAGTATCAAATACTTATATCCGAATTATGATTACGAGAACTTTGAATTTAAGTCTCCGGTTGACCCATGGAACCCACAGGCGCAATACAAAGCAGATTTTGATAAGATGAAATGTTTGGAGTTTACATTGTTACCTGGAAAGACGGTTTTTATTCCGGCATTTTGGTGGTATAGTATTAAATTGAATAAGGAATCATGTATATCTTGTTTTAGATACCGAACTTATATGAATAATTTGGCAATGCTGCCTTATTTTGGAATGTATGCTTTACAGATTCAAAATGTAAAGAGAGAAACAGTTCCACTTTTTCCACTTTTAAAAAAAGTGGAGCAAAATGAAGAGAAAAAAGTGGAGCAAAATGTAGACCAAAATATAGTTTTAGAAAATCAAGTTTTAGAACCAGTTATAAAGAATGATGAGCAACTCAAAGAAAATGATACTACACCAATAGATTTGTTATCACCTACTATGTAATATATATTAATTAAATATTTATATAAATACAAACTGATAGTTATTTATATAAATGGAAAATTTAATATTGTATAATTCACCATTTACAAAAAAAAGAATCGGAAAAAATAACGATGGAGGGTATGTAACTGTTATGTTACCTGATACTTATGATTTATTTATATCTGGTGGGGTTTCAGATGATATTAGTTTTGAAGAACAATTATTACAATTACATCCAAATTTATTATGTTATGCGTTTGATGGAACTATTTCAAATTTGCCAAACAACAATAATAATAGAATTGTATTTATTAAAAAAAATCTTGGTAATTCAAATAATGATAATTTAACAAATTTACATGATTATATTGAACCATATAATAATATTTTTATGAAAATAGATATTGAAGGTCATGAATTTAGAGTTATGCCAAGTATAATAGAAAAAAATTATATGAACAAAATTAAACAACTAGTAATTGAAATTCACACTCCAGCAGATATTCACATGTTTCCAGATTATTTTAAAGGATTAAGTGATATAAATAATAAGAATATGTTTGACTTATTAAATAAAATAAATAATACACATACTTTAGTTCATTTTCACGCTAATAATGGTTGTAATTTACAAAAAATAGATGAAATTTGTTTACCGCATGTATTTGAATTAACTTATATTCGTAATGATTTTGTTAATCAAAAAATAAAAAATAAAGAATCATTGCCAACAACTTTAGATATGAAAAATATTACATATAAAGATGATTACGTATTTAAAGGATTTCCTTATTCTAGTAATATTTAAAAAATACATAATGTTTTTATCAACTTTTCTTACGAAGTAATGAAAAAGTGGAAAAAGTGGAATAAAATAATATTACAATATTATATAATGGCAGCAGGTTCTTTTTCTTTAAATGGTTTAGTTGGTTCTTTGTTTGGTTCAAATAAAAAGTCGCGTAGACGACGTGGTAGTAGTAGAGGAAGGCATATTTGTAACAGTAAATGTAAACACGGCAGTAGAAAATCAAGACATATTTGTCACAGTAAATGTAGGCATATGAAAAAGTATGGCAGTAAATATAGCAGAAAGCGTTTTAATATGAGAGGAGGATGAGGAGGTGCTCCTACGCCTTTATTGAACGCATAATTAAAATAATATAAAAAATCGTTTATTTGAATGACTGACAATAAATAAAACCCTAGTTTTAGATTGACATGAAAAAATAGACACACAATTTTTATATTATTACCATTTATATATTTCAAAAGTTTCTTTAACAGTATCAACTATCATATTATTATAATTTTCTGTTCCACATAACAAAATAACAGTATCGTCAAAATTATACTCATCCATTATTTCATTTATTTTTGTAGGGGTTAATTTATTGTCTGAGTAAAATATTGTTTGGTTTACGCCTGTAAAATAATTGTCTGATTTATCATGTAAACTACCAAATAATTTAAAATTATACTTTGTCTTTTCATTTGCGTTTTGAAGTATACTATAAAATGGTGTTATTCCTGTTCCACAATAAAACATTAGTACATTTTTTTTATTAATTTGTGTTTCATTAACAAATAAAGTATCTGACTCTTTATCATAATAGTTATTTCCAAAAGCACCATCTAAATGAATACACATATCTTTTTTAAAAGCACATATTTTTTCCGACATTTTATTATTTCCATAGTCTTTTATAAAAAATTGGATGATATTATCTTTTTCATTAAAATGAATTGGTGAATATGGTCTTTTTTCTTTGTCAATAAATAAATTAAAATATTGTCCAGGGTTGTATTCAACCTTACTTTTAAGTTTTATATTTATTAAATGTAATTTAGTATTTTCAATTGTTGTATTGTTTTCTACAATATTATGATTACTTTCTCTCTTTTTGTCAAAACATAAATCAAAGTAATTAAATGCATTGAACATAACAACAAAACCATAAAATAATGAAATATATAATACTGGGGTACTTTGAATGTATTTAGTAAATAATATTGTCAAACTTACACAACTCCATAGACAAAATTTATTCACATTTATTTTTGTTCGAAATATCCATATTATAAAAGTTATAAAAAGATTTTTTGAACTAATTATATTAGAATTGTTAATAAAAGCAATGCCAAATATGAAATATTCAAGTAAATAGGTCAAATGCCATTGAAAATTATTAACAATACCTTTTTTAGACAAAGTTCCCAAAAATGCTGTTATTTGTATAATAAAAATAGCAATTAGATTTATTTCTATATTAAAATTTCCACTAACTAACAAAAATGTTATGTATATTTGAACTAATGTGTAAAAATGTGTTATTATAGATTGAAAGTTAGTACTACAATTGCTCCAAAAAGGAAGACTTCCTATTTTAAAACCTAATTTATCATTTATAGGTTTGTAATATTTACTTGCCAAGTCCGCGCAATACATATTTAATAAAACTATACCAGTTACAAAAATATGTGAAAACAAATTATTTTCAAAAAAATGTGAAAATACGATTATTAAAAAATGCCTTATTACAAATATAATACTATGTAGTCTGTATTCTTCACCAATGCTAATTGTTGTGTAATTCACATTTGTTGGAACATGAAATTGCAATGATGATACACTTAATGATAATTGTATAGTTAACAATAAAAAAAATGACCAATTTATTTTTCTTATAGTAAAAACTCCTTTGAAACCACTATAGTATAAATCATAAACCGAATATATTACATTGGACAATGTTATAAAACCAAATATTTTGTGCATATTTAAATAGTCTTCATGTGTAAATAGTTTAGAAATTTTCATATTATTAAATTTATAAGATAAAAAATCGTAAATTGAAATATCATCAAGGTTTACTTGTTTTGTTTCTTCATTTTTTTCATTTTTATTATAACTAGTCAGTTCATTATTATTTTTATTAGTTTTTATTAAATATTTTTCAAGCAAATTTATTGCTTCTTTAGAGTGTCCAACTTTATTAAATTCTTCTGTCAGGTCTGCGTCATTTTCAAAAACATTTTTTCCGCCAGGATGTTCGTTAATAAACTCTGTAACATCATATAGTTTATTATTTATTGTAATTATCATAAGCATAAGCATAAATATTAATATAAATATATATTTATATTAGTTATCATAATATTTAATTTTTAAAAAGCATCAATCTTTGAATTGTCCTTCAATACTCCATAACTCTCTCCACTGTTTACTTCAACCTTTGTAATTTCTGCCCTACATAAGGCGCAACAGGATTTTTCCTCTGTGATTAATTTGTCGGTACATCTGTCGCAAAATTCGTGACCACAGTTGAGTTTTGCCATGCGACACATTTTGATGTCATCTGCTAAGCATATTCCGCATTCTTTTTTACTAAAATCTTCTACATCATAATAAAATAATTTAATTTTTTCATTTTCCTCTGCTACATGTTCCTCTTGTTCTGATTCATCAAAGAAGAAGATATCTCTGATTTCTTGGATTGTTACTACATTCATAATTGGATTTGACCTATTTACAGGAATCGGAGGGAACTGGAAAAAGTCCGCGTTTTCTCTTAAACGACAATACTCGTCAATGGTTGTGAAGTTACAATTTCTTCGGTTGTGCCCTGATTCGCCACATTGCGAGCACTGTCTCTCTCTTCTAACAATATTTAATCTTGATTCCATTTTTCTAAATTTATTTTATATTTTAATTTATATTTTACAAATTTATTTTATATTTTATTTTATATTTTACAATATATTTCAAAAAAGGATTTCAATTTTATATACACTTTTAAAAAAAGTTGAGCAAAATATAAAAAAATTATAGAAACAAATTAGGTGGTTTTGCCCAACTTTTCTTAAAAGTTGGTTTATTTCTTCATACTACGTCTTCGTCTTTTTCTCATACTTCGTCTTCTTCTTTTACTAGATTTTTTTCCTCTTTTAGACACGCCTTGAGCTCTAGAAATCATCGAACTGGTTCCGGTAATATCTTTTTTGTTGTCCATTTTATTTTGAAATTCAACTGCTTGATTGAATTGAGTCTGTGTAATTATACCATCTATAACCAGTTGCGGTATTAATGGTTGTAAGGATGCGACATCCATAATTGTACGACTGAATCCTGGAGGTCTATTTAAATCATAAGCAATTTCGCAATGGTTAGCACCTTGTACTATGTCTAAAATAACGGCAAATTTATAAATAGTAGGATAACCTGGAACATTTACCTTAACTAAGTCGCCTACGTGGAATGTATGTGGCATTATATATTACATAAATATTTTCCTAAAAATCCACTTTTTCCACTTTTAAAAAAGTGGAGCAAAATATAGAAACAAATTATAGAAACAAATTAGGTTGTTTTGCTCCACTTTTTTTAAAAGTGGAAAATGACTTAAATACATCCCTTCATACTATATAGTGATAAAATGACTGAAAAATATAAAGTAATAAATAATGAAGGTAAGCACGCTTACACTTTGTTGCCCGATTATAAAGAAACGCATTTCGATTTTGAACCCAGCGAAAAGGGTTTGTTTTTCAATGATGTTTTTTCCGTTTCGGCAGATCTAAAAGTAGAAATTATTCATTCATCTGTAAGATCAAGTACAGACATACCTGGTGTTCTAGTTCTTAGTGGAAATAAAACATATGGACGCGCAAAAAATGGCAAGTTATTATACAAATGTATTCCCGACGATAACCGCTTACAACCCTTTTTAATTCCTTACGAGATGAAGAGCATGAACTTCTCAAAAGTATTTGTAAACCTCTATGTCACTTTTTCGTTTTCCAGTTGGGAATCAAAGCACCCCTATGGTATGCTTACAAATGTGATTGGTCAAGTGAATGAACTCGACAATTTTTACGAATACCAACTCTACTGTAAAAGTCTCAATAATTCGATTCAAAAGTTCCAAAAAGATGCTGCTAAAGCAATCCATCCTTTCCAAAAAAATGACGCCATTTTGGAAACCATTCAATCCAAGATGTCCGGAATAGAAGACCGGATTAAAGAACAAGTATACACAATTGACCCGCGCGGTAGCACTGATTTGGATGATGGGTTTAGCATAAAGGAGATGGATGATGGTCTAACTAAAATGAGTATTTACATTGCGAATGTGAGCATCTGGATTGATGTATTGAACTTATGGGATTCATTTTCAAGACGGATTTCGACCATTTATTTGCCGGATAAAAAGCGACCTATGCTGCCATCTATACTATCTGATAGTCTTTGTAGTTTACTCGAGAAACAGACCAGAGTGGCGTTTGTGATGGATATTTTTATTAAAGACGATGATATCATTGATATTAAGTTTTCAAATTGTTTTATTTGTGTAAAAAGGAATTTTGCTTATGATGAACCGGCGCTAATTGCGAATAAGAATTATCAGATGGTTTTAAAATATGCGAATGTTCTTTTAAAGAAATACAAATACATTAACTCGATTCGAGACAGTCACGATCTTGTCGCTTATTTGATGATACTCATGAACTATAATTGTGCCAAAGAAATGCTGAAACATGGCAATGGTATATTTAGGTCGTCTGTTTTCATTAAAAAGGATACAAATGATAAGAAAGATCTCCAATTAGAAACAAATATACCTGAAAATGTGAGCAATTTTATTCAATGCTGGAAAAGTTCGTATGGACAGTATATTAATTTGGAGACCAATTTAGACGCGAACATTCGCCACGAGACGTTAAAAATAGACGCGTATATTCATATCACGAGTCCGATAAGGCGCCTGGTTGATTTGCTGAATATGATTCGATTCCAAAAAAACAATAACATGACGCAATTGAGTGAGAGTGCCGAGACATTTTATGATAAATGGTTGAACGAATTGGAGTATATTAATACCACGATGCGTTCAATTCGGAAGGTCCAAACAGACTGCGACTTGCTTACACTTTGCTCTTTAAATCCAGGCATTTTAGAAAAAGAATATGACGGTTATTTGTTTGATAATATTCCTCGAAATGATGGACTGTATCAATACATTGTTTACTTACCTGATTTAAATTTGACATCGCGTATTAATTTAAACAGTGATATTTCAAACTATACATGTAAGAAGTTCAAGATATTTGTTTTTGAAGATGAAGACCGATTAAAAAAGAAAATTCGTCTTCATTTGCTAGAATAATTAGTATGATTAGTATGATTAGTATGATCATTACTATTTAGTCGTTTTTATTGATCACCACTGCTTTCGCTATTTTTCGAATGATTTTTTCCTCTTTTTGTAAAATATCACTCCCTTTGCCGCCCATGATTTCAATGCAAATGTCGTTGAATTTGTCGGTGTGTTTTGAATTACTTAGAATACAATCTGGATACAGTTCTTTCCATTTGGGTATCAACTTTATATTTTTGGTCTGAATATCTGTAATTATCTTTTTAAGGTGTTTCATTTTGTCGTCCTCTTTTTCCCATTTGTCGTCGTCTTTGATGTACATGGTTTCTCTCTTTGAATCGGAACAGTGAATCGGTCTTTTCTCAACATCGAGCGTTTTTAATTTATTTATGATTATATTGGAAATACCATCGACGAACCCTAACTTACCCATGCTTTCAAGGTCAGACAAATTTAAATCAAAAGAGTCTATGAAGTCACTGAAATTCATGGCATCTTTGCACGTCTCGTTTAAAAATACTTGAAGGTTAAAGGTCTTGTTATGACTGTTAACCGTGCTGTTAACAATAGATGAATTCGCGGATTGTTGAAAATTCTTACATACTTCTAAAATAAGACCTTTGAATTCCTGATTTTCTTTAATTAAGTAACTAATTAGTTCATCTTTGCTCTCGGAATTGGTATTTTTATCTTCAAATATTGGGTCAGTGTTACATACTTGATTATGTTTCCATAAACCTGATTTTGAATTATAATTTTTATTACATTTATCACATGAGAAACAAATGGGTTTTTGTTGGGTTTTATTATCATTATATTGCTTTAAATTAGTTTCCATAACCAAACTTTGATGTTTTGCTGTCAAAAGATGTTTTTTATAATCGTTTTTATGGGTTGTATTAAAGTCACAAATTTCGCAACTAAATTTTCCAGGGTTTTTTATATAATTTTTCGTTTCCATTATTTCTTAATATTTCCAAATATTATAAATATTTTTTACAAACATAATAAAATAGTTTGTTAAGTTAAAATATAAATTGAAAAAACAACTTAAAGAAAAATCTGATTCCTAAAAATATTATCGTTTGGCAAATAATATTATTTTTTGTCATTTTTTAGATCATACTTGGTAATAATGTCTCATATTTATTTTACGATCACAAATTACATATATCGCAAGTATTTATCACATGATTATGTTGTTGGGTTTTTATTGGGTTTATTGGGTTTTTATGACGACGAATATTTCCAAAAACCCGCACTTTTTATATATCATGTTGTAAAATTTTAATAGTATATAATAACAACATGATATTATCATTACAAAATATAAACTTAAATTTTATGGGTTTTTTTGATTCCAAATTGTGCCAAAAAAGTTCCAGTATAAAAAGACTTAATTTTAAGATTAAAAATTTTATCGTAACAAAACCAAATTTATTTTTTTAGTTACCAGACCATAAAATTCAATTATGGTCACAAAACATGAAATTCCAAGAGTGTTTTTTCATTTTTCTCAAAAATGGACAAAAAAATGTCCAAAAAAGCAAATTCCAAAAAAGTCTTGGGAAAAAAATTAAGAAAATCAACATTTCAGAATATAAATTGAAAACCCTACTTAAAGGGCGACCATTTGCTGCGACAATGTGTGTAATATAAATATTTTGTTAGCATATATGGTGTGGATTATATTTTTTTAATAGTATTAATAAGTTTTTTGGTAAGGTCCAATAGATTCGTTTTATTTTTATCATCGTGCACAAGATATATTTCAATGTATGACAAGTTGACGCCTTTGCCGTGAATTTTTAGTGCAAATTGAAACTCTAATGCGTCCTTTTTATTCTTTTTGCCCCAGAATGTTTCATTTAAAACATTGTAACCAAAGACAGAGAGACCGTAATTTTGTAGGAACTTAATGACAGTGTTATTTATAATGGTTTCATCCATGTACAATGTCATTTTGACACTTGGATATTTTTGGTTTGTGAAACCGGTGTTTGCTAACGAGTGCGACATTTTGATAAAGTTATTATTATTTTATTTTTTATTATTTAGGTAATAATAAAAAAGCATTTCAATTTTATATCAACTTTTTCCACTTTTTACAACTTCGTAAGAAAGTGGAGCAAATCAACTTTTAAAAAAAGTTGAGCAAAAAGGAAACAAAAAGAATCAAATTAGAAACAATTTTTGCTCAACTTTTTTCAAAAGTTGATTTTCTCAAAAGTTTATTACTTGCTGTATAACTGCCTTGATCAATGGAGGCGGCACTGCGTTACCTATTTGAACGATTTGATCCTTTATACTGCCACACAATATGTAATCACTCGGAAACCCTTGGATTTGTTTCAGTTCATCCGGTGTAAACATCCGCAAATAGCATCCAGATTTGTTCTGGATCGGCACAAATAGACGCGGTTGATGGTCATAAGTACAAATGATTGTTTTGCTCGGTTTTCTTATATCCACGATTTCGCAGTGAATTGGACTATCTCTTTTTCCAAATGAAAACAATGTCTCGTGTTGTTTTCCGGCATAAAATCGTGATGCTTCATTTGCTTTTAATTTACTCAGCAAATAGGGGTGCCCATTGTTATTGTCTGGATACACATTTTCATCCTCTAAATTTTGAATAATACACTCTTGGGGGATTTCTGAAAACCAACTAGTATCCACTCTTACGGCGCCTTCCATGCTATAGGTTACAATTGGTTTTAAATTCGGTTTAATACCGCTACTCTTTGTCGGAAATACGGGCTTCCAACCATATGGATTGCCTTCTTTGACGCCTATAATAATTAGACGCTCACGCGATTGAGGAACATTAAAATCTTCTGTTTTTGCCACTCCATATACCAGTTTGTAACCTATTTTTTCAAACTCGGAAATAATTACATCGATATATAACTCACCTTTGGATGTTTTCCTTGTTAAAAGTCCCTTTACATTTTCGCCAATAATAAGGGACGGCTCTAACAATTTTGTCGCACGCAAGAATTCTAAAAATAATGTGTTACGAGGATCGTCTTCTGCTTTTTTACCGGCCGTACTGAATCCTTGGCAATTATGAACAATTGTATTATATACAGTATAACTATTGTCAATTTCTACTTCAAAATTGTATACTGGTTCGTTTTCAACATCAACTGTTGCGATTTTAAATGGTGTATACCAAACATAATTACCTTCAATAAATGAAGACTGTATGCGCTGTTTTTCAGTATAAATACTAATTTGATATGTATCTCTTTGATTCACTGTTCTTCCTTCAATTACACATGTTTTAGGACGAATTGTTTTCTCAACGCTGGCAATATGACCAATTTTTAAGTATAATCTTTGAACACCATACGCTAAATTGTGTGAAACAGTAGAAATCCTTATATTATTTTTACATATATGTCCATCTGATGCGGCATATCCATTAATAAACTCTTGAACCAAATGTTTTGGCGCATCTTGTATCCATTCTGGTATTAATTTACCGTGTGCGTATTTACCAAATTGTTTTAAAATATTAAACCACATAAAATCGGCGCATCCATATTTTACGCCCTTACCACATCTATCTTTATAAGTAATATTTAACACTTTTTTAATTCTGTCAAGTGACTCTGTATCGTCTTCGTGAAAACTAAAACGAATAATATGTGTATCGCGTATTCCGTCTGATTTTTTAGTATCTTGAATCCAACCATCGCCAACAAAGTAACCCAATGTAAACCATTGGTCTGGATTATCAAGTGTAGTAGATATCTTATCGTTTCTGGATTTATTAATTTTTTTATCAAAAGTAAATGTTGGTATTTCCTCTTTTGAATTAATCACCATTCCAAAATGGTCATTCAGAGTGAGTTTTGACGCATTTTTCCATTCTGGTTCTCCAAATTCATATTCATATTTTCTTAATGAATTATTAAATGACTTCTTTTTTTCACGAACATAAAATGGATGCTCTTCGGTACAATTGATTACCTCTGGATGGTATTTAAGTTTAATATTGTAAAGTTGTCCTTTGTATTCTTTCCGTTGTAGATTTACAATATTTTGAAACTGTCCTGTATGTGTTAATAATTTATCCTCAAGGACAACATTTTGTATTTCTTTGTAACCATTATTAGTCAAAACGAGTGTATCTTTTACGAAACATGGGAATCCCGCAAACAATATGTCCGTAATGCCTTTGAATTTATCAAAGCATTCATCCTTTAATTTCGAAATGTCCGTAATTTTTCCGTCGCATATTAATTCACAGTCTTTGAAATTTGCTTCATGAGACTTACAGAAGGTCGGTTTCAATTCATTGTATCCAATTACTTTACAACCTGCTTGAGTCATACCTAATGAGTCGCCACCTAATCCTGAAAATAGACTCACCGCGGTATAAACCTTATTTTCCTCCTCAATAACTAACTGTTTTTTACTTGTCTTCACTTTTTTACTCATTCTATATTATTATAATGAATACTTTTAAATATTAATTATATATCAATTTTTTTTAAACTTTTAGAAAAAGTTTAGCAAAAAGGTTTTAATTTTATAACTCAGAATTTTTATTAATCCATTCTGTTACTGTTTTATAATCTTCAGGATTTTCTTTTTCGCAAACAGTAACTTCAAGAGTATCAGAATGGATTGAACCACTTCCAAATAAAAAATAACCGTTAAAATTATGGGTTGTCATTTTTATATTATATACTTTAGGTTTATCTAACAAAATATAACGAATATTACTGACATTAATCATACAATGTGTTAGTTTTAAAAATCGTGACATATTATTACATTAGTACACGAGTTATCTTTAAACCACTTTTTATCCACTTTATCCACTTTTAAAAAAGTGGAGCAAAATAAGTAACAAAATAAAAGAAAATTATGGAACAAATTAGGTGGTTTTGCTCCACTTTTCTTAAAAGTGGATAAAGTTGATTACTTTATATCTAACCGAATATTGGTTATACATTGTCCATATCCCCATCGTAATTTAGCATGGAACGCGCTTCCATCTTCACATACAAATTTAAAGTTAACATCGCATCCTGATTTACTTTGTTCCTGTTCCACGCTAACAATTGGCAGCATAGTTAGTTTACCTGTCCATCTTACCTCAAAATCATCAGGGTCTTCCATTGCGCCATGTATTTGTAACCAATAGTCTTTGCTTGAGAGAACCTCATTTGATATTGCGAATACTTCGTTTTTTAGTGTCTCTAATTGGTCTTCACTCAATACAAACTCCTTGTTGAATTTCTTACGACAATCTGACAAATATTCGCTTTTGTATCCCTTCTCTCTTAACTCCTTTACAAAAGGTGTTTTAGGTTTGCTTTGAGTAAAAGCATCTTTCGACCATTCTTCAAAGGATGGCTTTATAGTTAAAATACCAAAATGTGCTATTATTTCATCCAGCATTTTATCGTAAAACTGCCTGGCATATTCTTTGCCGACACTAAAAGTGCTACCGGTTCCATTGTAAAACTGAACACCGTTGACCCATGGTTGCTTTGTTGAGTCGATTTGTTTTTTATGTTTGCTTCCCTTGAATTCAACTGTATTATAAACTTTGTTATCATTATTAAATTCTATTTTCAAGTCATGATGGACACTGCGGTTACCACCTGAGATGACGGATCTTATAAATAGAGGAGTATCCGGAAAAGCGGTTTTAAACGCTTCTTTAATCTTTGCGCCACAAGGAGTGTTATTGTTAATGTGATTGTGTATTTTTGCTAAACTAAGCGCTTCATTATCGGCGCGCATGTGAGGAGTTTCTGTTGACATTTTATGTTTCTTTAACTTGGTTTTATAATTTTAAATACTTTTCTTAGATTCTAATATTTTTATTTCAATTTTATCCACTTTTAAAAAAAGTGGAGCAAAACCACAAAATTAAAAACTAATTAGGTGGTTTTTGCTAAACTTTTTTTTAAAAAGTTTATTAAAATTGAAACAAAATTTATAAAATATTTTTTACTTTATAAAATAAAATACTTAATCAACAAAACTGTAAAAAATTTTAAAAGAAAAATGAACATTTTCATTCTCTCGCTCATCCAGAAAAAAATTGCCGAATTCATGATGGACAAACATGTCAGCAAAATATTACTAGAGTCCGTCCAGATGCTTTGTTCCGCCAAGCGCGTGTTAGACCCCGACGATGTTGAGTTCAATAATGGTTTGTATAAAATGGCACATAAAAACCATCCAGTTACTATTTGGACGCGAAAATCAAAGGACAATTATATCTGGGTTCTTGACCTAGTCGAGGAACTCCACAATGAATGGCGCTTTCGTTATGGACACCCAGACACCAAGTTTCATAAATCTTATCTTATGGCTTTGAGACTTAGAGAGAGGATACCAAGTGACGACAAATTTGAAGAGAGCGGACTTACCAGGTTTGCGTTGGCAATGCCGGATGAATACAAATCAGAAGACCCGGTTGAAGCGTATCAGAAATATTATATGTCTCCAGAGAAACAAAAAATTGCTTCTTGGAATAAACGAAGAGAGAAACCTGACTGGTACACAATAAGTAAATAAATAAAAAACTATATAGAAATAACAAGCACAAATAATTTATATAATGCATGTTTTAAGAAGACCAATTTACAACAATTTATTAAAAATTAATAATAATAATAAGCGTTTTTTTTCTTTAAATATTAGAAATAAATTAGATGTAACTGATTATAAATTAAATATTATAAATTATATACAAGGCATATACAATGTTTGTTTTGTAAATTTGCTTGTTTCGATTGTTTCGCTATTTTGTTAGATTTTTTCATTACTTCGTAAGAAATTTATACAAAAGTTTGTTAAAATTAAAAACAAATTACGTGGTTTTGCTCCACTTTTCTTAAAAGTGGATAAAGTGTAATAATTTTATCTTCTACACATTCGGTGTAGAAAGTCGAATAAAATAAAAGCAATATTATTAAGTAATAAAACGACAGAATTATTGTCTATTTTTATTTTAGTTAATACATAAATTAATAACCCAAACAACACAGTTTGAAATGTATAACTACAAATTAAACAATCTTCTATTTTGTCAAAATGACTTTTTGCGTACATAAACATAAGAAAATTAAAAAAAAATTTAGAAAAATAAAATAACGTTAGAACTTGTAATTCGTCAGGATTGTTACCATTATCAGCACAAATTTTTGATGTAATTATATTAATAATATTCATTATTGAATTTGTTAAAATGTGAACCATTAATATTTCTGAAAAGTTTGTTATTTGTTCATTGCGACGCGCATACTCTTGAGTGTTTATTACAATATATGGTAGTACTTGGTGCCTTGAACTTAATAGTTGTATATTCTGCAAAGGTATTTCATAATTGGTTTTACAGTGCGGACAAAAATTCTTATTATCTCCCGAATGTAATAATTGTATTATACAATCTATATGATACACTGAATTAGAACACTTACATGGCAACTGAACAAATTTATTAGACTCTAAATCAAACGGTTCTAAGCATATTAGACACTCTTTTTCTTTTATAAAACCTAATTCTGGTTTTTCAAAATTTTGTAATATTGTTATTATATGGTTATCCATAGTTATATTAATACGCATCATTTGTTTAATATATTTCAAAACAATATAAAAATAAATGCCTACATATATGTAGTATACAATAAATAATAAAATGGTTAAAATATGCGACATCAATAATTATCCTTCTGAAAATGAAGAGAAATACAAAGAACATTTTGAAAAATTCCCATATGAATTGAGTATTTTTCAAAAACACGCTATTGAAGGGATTATAGAGGGAAATCATGTATTAATTACCGCCCACACAGGCTCGGGAAAAACACTTGCCGCAGAATTTGCTATAGAGTATTTTGTATCAAGAGGTAAAAAGGTTATATATACAGGGCCGACAAAATCACTTATAAACCAAAAATTTTATGATTTTACAAAAAAGTATCAGCATATATCGTTTGGTATAATAACGGGTGATGTGAAAAGTAACCCAGAAGCAGATGTTTTAGTAGTAACTGCGGAGATTTTATTAAATAAACTTTATAAACTTAAAAATGGGAAAACTGAAATTTTATTAAATAAAGATAAAAGTGGTGGAACAACTATTAAAAATATAAGTAATTCTTTTGAAATGGATTTTGACAATGAACTTGCTTGTGTTATCATGGATGAAGTACATTACGTAAATGATAAAGATAGGGGATTTGTCTGGGAAACAACTATGATGATGTTACCACAACACGTTCAAATGGTTATGTTATCGGCAACTATTGATAAACCAGAAAATTTTGCTAAATGGTGTGAAAATATACACCCAATACCTAGACAAGTATATCTTACAAATACAACTCATCGTGTGATCCCTTTAACCCATTATAGTTTTATTACGGCAACCAATGGAGTAAATAAGCATATAAAAGATAAAGCAATACAAGCAGAAATTAGAAATCTAACAGACAAACCTTTAGTTATTCAAGACCCCAATGGTGGTTTTAACGAAACTAATTATAGAAATGTTGCAAAAATGTTGAAATTATTTGAAGACAATGATGTAAAAATAAAGAGACAACATGTTTTAAACAAAATAACAGAACATTTAGTTGAAAATCAATTATTACCTGCTCTTTGCTTTGTTTTAAGTAGAAAACAATTGGAAGTGTGTGCTCATGAAGTCACAACTAATTTATTAGAGTTTGATAGTAAAGTACCTTATATTATTGATCATGAATGTGATCAAATTATAAGAAAATTGCCAAATTATAAAGAGTATTTACATTTACCTGAATATTTAAACATGGTTGCTTTGTTACGCAAAGGTATTGCAATTCATCATAGTGGTGTAACTCCTATATTTAAAGAGATGGTTGAGTTGTTATATTCAAAGGGATATATTAAATTGCTATTTGCTACTGAAACATTTAGTGTAGGTGTAAATATGCCCACAAAATCTGTAATATTTACAGACGTAAATAAGTTTGATGGTAACTCAAATCGCACCTTATATTCTCACGAGTATGTTCAGATGGCAGGCCGCGCTGGACGCAGAGGATTAGACACAGTAGGTCATGTAATTCATCTTAACAACCTTTTCCGCGACATTAGCGCGACCGCTTATAAGACGATGATGAATGGACAACCTCAAACGCTTACATCCAAGTTCAAGATTTCATACAATTTGCTGCTAAATTTGGTCGATATTGGCGACACCAATTTGGTCGGTTTTGCGAAGAAGAGCATGATAACCGATGATTTGACAAGTAAAATGAAACATGTTTCAAATGAAATTGAAAAGAGTCAAAAGGAGGTGGACCGTTTGGAATTATGCTTTGATAAAATGCGGACACCGCGAACTATACTTGATACTTTTTTTGATCTACAAATGAATAAGGACAAATACGCCAATAAAAAACGCAAAGAGTTGGAAAAAGAAATACAGAAAATCAAAGATGAACACAAATATGTGGAACAAGACATGGCAACAGTAGACAAATGGAATAAACAACGTGAAGAGTTAACACAATTAAAGAAACAATATGATGGACTCAATAATTATATCAATGATGATGTGGAAAATGTATTACATTTGCTTCGAGAAGAAGGTTTTTTAGTAACTTTAACTAGTAAAACGGTTACAAGCGAAGTTACTGTAGAAGCAACCGTTGCAAGCGAAGTAAAAATAACTAATACAACCGTAAAAAGCGAAACCACCGAAGAAATCGAATCTTTAACCGTAAAAGGCAAAATGGCGTCACAGTTGCGCGAAGTTCACTGCCTTGTTTTTGCCCGATTGATGGAAGATGGCGTTATTTATCAGTTAACAACGATTCAATTAATCTCCCTATTTAGTTGTTTCACCAATATTTCAGTCCAGGAAGGTGTCGAAGATTTTACACCTTATACAGATGATAGTGTGGTTAAGAGCATTATTCATAGTATAAACACGATGTATTCTGAATATCAGCAAACTGAAATCGACTATCGTATTAATACGGGCGCCGATTACAATATACACTATGATTTACTGAATTACGTAGAAGAATGGACACAGTGTGAGGACGTTGATGAATGTAAATTATTATTACAAAAGATCGAATATGAAAAGGGGATATTTTTAGGCGAATTTGTGAAAGCAATTCTCAAAATTAATAATATTGCGTCAGAAATGGAAAAAATTGCTGAGATGATTGGAAACATCGAGTTTTTAAGCAAATTAAGGGAAATACCTGTTTTGACTCTGAAATTTGTGGTTACTAACCAGTCGCTTTACATATAATCCACTTTTAAGAAAAGTTATGCGAAGCGAAGAGCAAAAAGTTTGTTTTTTTTATAATATTCGTTCATATTATAAAATGCCGAAGGAGGAAAAAAAGGTGAAGGAGGAAAAAAAGGTTAAGGAAGAAAAAAAGGTTAAGGAGGAAAAACATGAAAAACAAGCATTAGCAGCAGTAAGTGTATTGTACACAGGTGAGTCACGTTTTGCGTATAAAACAGATAACAATTCATTGTTTGTAATTA